CTTAATGTTGTTTGGCAAACTATTTCCCATGGGTGGGTTTCCCCAGTAATGTTTGTATTACGGTTCAGGGATTATAGACGTATCACATCAGGACCGTATAAAAGTATTATAAGTATACTCGGGGACCTTCGGTCCCCTTCATCCCGTATTACGAATGTTTCATTATACGGGGGACCTTCGGTCCCCCTTCAGGGTTCCACGTGGAACCTAATGTATGACAGATTAATATAATATATAAAGGGTTATACTAAGACGTTGTATGACATCCTGAAGGGAGGACTCGAAGAGTCCGACCGTAATAATATAATGATATTAGGGGTATATTCTGGTAGAAAAAATAAAATGGTCTGTGATTCGCTCACGGGTCAATCCCAGTGAACATTCCTAGTAAGTGGGAGAAAGTGGGGAATTGTGGATAAATTATACTAGAACCCAAATATGGGATAGAAAAAGATAGTTTTAGATATATTAATTGATCACGATAAAACAGACAGGAAAAAGTGGGGTTTTTAGGGGTATAAACAGGAAAAAATTCGGGGTAAAATAAAACCCCTATAGAGGGGTTCTGAGGGGTAATTTTATAGGGGGTAATTGTCGGTCGGGAGACGATGTCTCCCTCCCTTCAGGGACAATAAAAATATTACGCCACCTGTTTAACCAAATTACCATCCCCTGTTTCAATAAAATATATCTCTTTAAAATATTCAGTATCGTTAGACTTCATTCCTTTTAAATCTGTTATTCCACCAAGTCCATATACCCTATTCCATGAAGGAAATACCGTACCTTCTTTAACATCTCCGTAACCTTTCAACACTAAGAATCCTTTTTTTGCATTAACCCTTTCGTTATATTCAATACATAACTTATTATATTCATCGTTGTTTTTAATAAAACTACCTTCCCAATTTCTATAGTCCATTTTTTTATTACACATATGAAATAGTTCCATACTTCTTTCATTAGTTAATTCCCAATTACTTAAAATTTTAGATAATGTATCGGGTTTATTAAATTGGTCTCTTAATCCACATTTAATTTTATAAAAATATTCTATTAAGTGTTCAAAATCATTACCATTTAATTGATTAATACTCTTCAATAAATCATGTTTTTCGGAATTCTTTTTAATATTAATAGATTTATGAATAAATTCGTTTCCTTTATTGTTTTCAGTACTACCGTTAGTATCTGACATTTTAAAGTTACTATATAAATCCTCACATTTTACACAATAGAATTCTGGTTTAAAATCATTTTCACAATCAATAAAACAAATAAGATAGAAGTTAATATCCTGCCACGGTCTAATGTTCTTTATATTAAAACTCTTATTAGATGGACTAAGGTATGAGGATTTCACTTCACCATATTGGGTTAGTGTTTTAACTAAATCTAAATTTTCTTTGTTATATCTAATTGTACTTTCATATCCGTTCCATGTGTAGTAGGTTAGTTGGTCGTCATTTATATGTGGATATGAGATTAGGAAATCACCCTGGTCTGATGTTGATTTCATTTCATCACATAATATTCCCAATTCTTGTATAATCTTCCTTTGTATATGTGTACCATATGACGCTGGATCACATTTATATATCTTTAGGATAAAGTTATTAAACGATAATTGGTAATCTGAATTAGATACTACGTTCCTATTATTGAACTTATCTATTGCTTCTTTAAGTAATTCTTGGTTTATCATGGTGTTATTTTATAAATGTTCCCCCAAAGGTATAGTATGTTTTGGTATATTCCAAATTTATCTTAGTATTCTATCTATAAAGTTCTTAATTGGATTCTTTTTCTTTGTTAACTCCCCAGCTAATTGAATAATATACTCCTGATAGAGTTGTTCATCAAAGACATTCACCACCATGGACCGATTTAACTCCATTAGGTCCCTGATTGTTAAATCATATACATCTCTCTTCATAATCACCGTGTCATTGTAGAACTTATAGGTGATGGTTACAGGTGTGGTCTTATGGATATCATCCATGAATGGTTTCTTTCTTCTCATACCACAAAGATATATTATATTCTAGTATATTCCAAATATATTTTTCTGTCCTCCGGAATCCCCGTTCGCAGTTATATTTTAAATTGGACACTCTTAAATTAGGGTCTTTACTATTCTTACCTTCTTCTTGGGACTATAGAAATAATCCTTTAGTATTTGATTGGGTATCTCTGTTATTCCCACGGAATTCATGATTTCCATTAACAAATCCAAGTTATGTTCCATAAACACATCCTCGTAATAGTAAATCTTACCCCTATGATATTGCATTAAATCCTCCGATTGGTCTGCTAATGCCTTAATATACTCCGTGGGTATGTTTGTTAAGTCGTATTCCCTTCTATTGTGCCAACTTTTAAAGTTATCCCCTTTATATGAATGTGCTGCGTGACTCTCCGCCTGTTCCCACTTATTCCTTCTATCCATCACAATAACCTTATCAAAGGTCTGATACACCCAATCATATGGGAAAACCTTATGGTTAACCGTATTATTTAATAACTCCTTTACAAGAACATTGGGGGCGTTTTCAATAAGATTCATCTCATGCCCTCTTTGAAATCGACCGAATGGTTCATTTAAACATGTATAGTATCTTGGTAGACACAAACTCATCATATCAAATAGTGAGGTTGTTCCAGATCTACCTATGGATGATATTATACATATCTTCATATACGTTGGGTTAACTCTTGTAGAATGTACGAGAACTTATATCCTGCGAATGCACCAAGTGCTGATGGGATGGGGAACACTATGAGTTTACCAAGGTCTGTTACGTATTTGGGGCGATTTACTATCCTCCCCATAAAAAAATAGTATATCAGATATCCGAATAGAACCATAAGATCCGCTCGGGTGGCAATGAATACAACAATCGTTGCACCAAGGAATCCAAATATAAAGTTATCCCTTACACCCTCCCATACTTCCATGGTGGATGCTTCATTCCATTCCTTTACAATCTTTGCAAAGGGTTTCTTTCTTTTAATCATTATCTATTTTTTGATGATACCAAATCTACAATTGTTTCGTTTAAATTTTTAATCTTTTCGTTTAAATTATCGATAACTAAATCTTTTTGTTTAACAATTTCTTCTAAGATAGTGGTTTTATTATATGCTAAATCATATGTAATATATACTGTTTTATCCATTATGTGAAATCTACTTTTCTTGAGGTCAGTATTTAATTTTGAAGTAGATTTAAAACCCATATACTTCTCTATCTTTTCCTGACCTGTCCCATATAAAAATAATTCTTCATATGTAACTAATATACCAACACCTATATTCCTTATTACATCGTTGGATTCATCATAACCTATTTTTTTATTCCATATTTCATTATGGTGTTTTCTCAAAAAGGCTTCATCTATAATATATTTTTCCTTACCCCTCTGGTGATATTTTTGTTTTTCTTCTGCCCACACAGCACTCTCAGCGGTTAGTGTTGTATTTTCCCGAATTAACCTTATTACGTAATCGTATCCATCGGTGATAAAATCTGATGATAAATCTCCTTTAATAGATGATGGATGTCTTTTAATAATATAGTTATCGACCACCGAAGTGTCCTTATCTTCATTTTCGTAGATGGTTTTTAAGTCAAATTCCTCACCTAACCAATCTATTAATGAATGTGAACCACATCTCCCCTTTGCAATTATTAGAATTTTCATATAATTTTTTTATCTCTTTTTTGTGATGTGGTCGATTATCATTACAATAATAGTCAATCCTATTACAATTGTAAATGATATCATGACAGGAAATATTGTTCCCATATTAATTCCAGTAGTTATGATGATGTTTGAAGAACTCTGGGTTCTTTCTGTTTATGTAACTCTTAATCATTATCTTGAACATCCATAATACTCCTTTGGATTTAAATCTTCTGGATGATGTATATGTTCCTTCTATGTTTACCACCTTAAAGTTATTTGATTTTACCTTCTGTGATATTGAATAATCCTCGGCGAATAGTTCCTGTGGGTTATATCCCCCAACTTCCCAATAGGATTCCGTCTTCCATAGTTGAAATCCCCCTATGGCAAATGGTGAACCGATTAAGGTAGATAGTGATTGTAGGATATCGAATACCCTGAACACCCATCTGTATGGATAGTCTGTACTGAATGGAACTGTTACCAAATCCTTCTTATGAGATAAACACTCCTCAATAATCTTTGGATTGGTTAATAAAATGTCCGCATCCAAGAATAACATATACGGAGTTGTTACCAACATACTTCCATTTAATCTTCCTTCTGCTGGATATCCCCCTTTGATTACCGTAATCTTTAATAAGTGTTTGAACTCTAATTGCGCTTTCTTAATCCATAGTATGGAATCATTATTATCTGATACATCAGCAATGATTACTCTTACCCCATCGATATGGTTTTGTCTTGATATGTACTGAATGCAATTGTATAAGATTACTCCCTCGTTCTTTGACGGGATTACTATTGTTAATCTCTTATTTAATGACCTTATATTCATCGTTGTTGTATATTATATAACTATTGTTTTCAATCCAATCCCCGCAGTTCATGTATCTTATACCATCAATCATTCTATCCTCAGGATGATGAATGTGTCCAGATATCACGGTTGTGCAGCGATGTTTCTTGGCTTGTCTGGTTAACTCCACCTCATATTGTGTTATAAACTTCACCGCCTCTTTAACTTTATCCTTTAAAAACTTGGATAATGATCTCTTCATCCCCAATTTCTTAAGTCTTCTATCAATTGATATTGCCATATCATATCCAATTGAACCAAGAACACCTAACCATTTTAATTTAACTACACCATCATAAAGATCACCATGAGTAATAAAAGTATTTTTCCATATATACTCATTATGAATTTCAATGTTTCCAAAAGAAAATTCACCATATTCCCTTAGAAATTCATCATGATTCCCCGGTATGTATATTACCTTTGTCCCATTCTTTGAATGTGATAATATCTTTCTTAATACGTTTGTGTGTGATTGTGGCCAACGGAACTTCCTTTTCAGTAACCATCCGTCAATTATATCCCCAACTAAGAATAGATATTCGGGTTGGTATTGTTTGAGAATGTTTAGGACCTCATTTGCGTTGGAACCTTTTGAACCCAGATGAACATCTGAGATAAATAATGCTTGTATCTTCATTCTCATAAATAGTACACCCGAATAAGAACGGAGGTTAAAATATTATTGCCAACTTCCGAGATTGTCACGTTTTTACTTCCGACTTTGTCATTTATTAATACTTAAAAATATTGTGTAAACTAATCTTCCGTTGTTAATATTATCTCCGAACGATTCTTTAATTGAATGTCGTATGGTTGCAGGATATATGGTTAGTCTGTTATATACGTTCTCCACATAATCTATCTCCTCATTATTATCATTATAGAATATGGTTCCCGAATTTAATGGTGGGTTTGGTGTTAGGTATAGTACACCCGCGTAGTCAAATATACCATCCGTATGTATGGTATTCAACATATTCTCATTTAATGTGTAATGAAAAAAACATCTTAGATTTGAACCAATAAACTTAGGGTCAATCTCATTTAGTTTATTACGTATCAACTCATTTAATTCAATATCAACCATATTGGTACATAAGCACCTGAAACCTTTCCAACCAGGAGAGTCGGGTAATGCTTTGGTGTAATCCAATTCCAAACCCTCTTCCCTAATTCTTTCTGGTTCCTCTAAAAAGTTATCTATTATTATCATAAATTATTTTTATATTATATCAGGGAAGTTCCACATTGGGTGGTCGGGAAATATTCTATTACCTTCCACCGTATCTCCATCCTCAATATGTCTAAACATCATATGTTTGTATGGTTGAGAACTAATTGGGTCAAACATAATTGAGGACACATCAGAGAAGACAAAATCATCTGTGTTATAGTATTCCACATCCCTTTCAGTATACACTCTTCTTCTTCTATTACACTCCAAATATCCTCTATTCCACAAATTACGTCTTGTTCTATCACGATATGGATTAACCACACCGACAATACGACCATCTTCCCATCCTTGAATAAAAGAATCCATTTCTTGTAGTGTTGCGCCTCTTAAATCCTGTGGTAACATATTCCAATGACGATGTGATATTCCTTCTGGTGGTGCATGTGTTATCTGCAACGGAATATATGGTGCATGCAACTCATTACTATATGTGTATCCGTTAAGTAGTTTAAATGGTTTTATCATACGTATCTTCTTGTTGATGTTCTTCTTGTGTTAAAACAATCCAAATAACCCATTTCCCACGCAGTATGTAATGAATATATTAGTTCTTCTCTATTACCGTATGGGTTATTATATATTTCCTCACCTCTTTCACATGCTCTCCACCCCTGTAGGAATATACTACGAAGTTCTGGTGTGTCATATTCTTGACGAGTTGGTACTTGACTATTGGGTAATCTTCTTAATCTACCATTGGTAATAATAGTATTAACCCTACTTTTCTTGGTCAGTCCGTGAAAAAATTTAAATAGGCTTACCATCTTCTTCCCATTCTTTAATGTTTCTTAATATTGTTTCCGTTAATTCTTTTGTTTTATCATCCAATAGTTTCATCATTTCAATATCTTTTGGATTTGTTTCATCCCACGCAGCTTCTTCTCTTGCACCTGATTCATGAATAACATTGTTAATCATGAACCAACACGACATTTTAATTCTTGTTTCCAACGATGTTTCTTTTAACAACTCACTTATAGTGTTTGATAAAATCTTTCTTGCTTTTGCCATATTATCCTCTTCTTTGTAAATTAACTAATGGGACACTTACTCTATAATTTTCAGTATTCCCGTCTCTTGTAATTAAATAAACTATGTGAAACATTCCACCAATATTAATTCCACTAACAATCTTTAGTAATGGATAACCATCAGGTTCAAATACGTGCATTTGGTATCCCCTCCAAGGTAAACGAAGGTTCATACGTCTCCTTACAATATTAATAACATGACCGTCGTGGTTGAGTTGTGGTATTGATATATAACTTGCAGGAACATAGTTCGGGTCTCTTACTGTTTGAGAAACTGTGTTTATTAAATCTTGTGCAATAGTTCTCCCCGACATTCTTCTTGAAATAGGAAGTGTGTATTCATCACTATATGTGTATCCTTTAAGTAGTTTAAATGGTTTTATCATATTATACGTTTGGGTATTTTAAAAACCATTGAGCAAATTTATATAACAACCGAATCGTTGCAACAATAATAAACATTGGTGCTGTCACAAACCAACTCAATGAAAAGAATAGATAAGCCTCAGCATTATTTTTATAGTCATCATAGTCAGGTTCGTGTGGCGGATCATAATCAATCTCCATTTTCTTACCATATAACTTTAAGAATGTTAGTGTTAGGATAAATCCTATTATGTAAATTAAAATGTAAATCATATTATCTTCTGTTTAATTGTCTACCCGCAGCAGATGGTGTGTTTAAATAACATTTATAAGTCATATAACAACTAAATCCAGTTTCCTGCTTGAGAAACTTAAACTCATTATTATACATGTTCATTACGATACAATAATACCCTTGGAATATAAAAGATGAACCAACCATAAGTCTACATTTATCTTTGTAAGGATTCTTCTGAAAGAACTTGAATTCATTTACCATATACTTAGTATTTTGGCGATTCCGATGATTGTGACCATTGTTAACAATATGCTCACAACAACAATACCAATAGGTTCTAACCTCCAACTTTCTTGAAGAACTATCTTTACCTTCGTCCAAAACTTTGGGTTAACGGTTGTTACCGTTGTTGCTTGAAATAATCTTATTGGGTTATCATTTAAATCTCTCGAATCGTTAGTCATTTGTAATCTTCTTAAGATATCTTGATGTCTCTCCGGTGTGCCCAACCTACCTCTTAGTATTTCCCTTCTAACATTAATATGACCTTCAGGTGTATCATTATTGAGTGATGCGGTTGCATAAGTTTCTCCATCCATCACATTCAATGTTCCAACATAACCCCTGAAAAAAACGAACTTAGTCATTACTTAATATTTGAAGTATAAAATGTATTTGTAGATATTGTTCCTGTAGTTGTAAAAGATCCACCAAAGTTTGCTGTAGTGTAAGTTGTTCCGTTTGGATTTGATGTTGTTAAACTAAATCCTGTTGATAAACCACTAATTGCTCCACTAAATGGAATCGTATATGTACCAGTACCAGGTGTTGTTGTTATAGTATATGGTTGTGGAGCAATATAACCCGGATTAGTAATCCATGTTGGTTGGTAGTTAGTACCACTCCAAGTTGGTAATCTATTTATTTCATTTATTCTATTGATTTCATCCCAATTAATTCCTATCGATTGGTTATCAACGTACCCTCTGAAAAATTTGAATTCTCTCATACATTTTTTTAATTTAAAACTTACCCCATTGGGATTTATGTTTATTCTCTTCAGCAATTTTAAACCCCAACAAGATTTCTTGTAGGATTTTTTTAAATTTAATTATTAACTTGTTCATATTATTTACCTCTATTATTTTTTTTAATCTGAGTGGTCTTCACTGGTTTAGGTTGTGTGGTTGGAGTTTTTTTATCTCCTTTCTTAACTTGGTTTGGTTTTGGTGAACCAAAAAATTTTGATGTCATATTAATTGTTTTATATTTTACATTTGAAATATTTCATGTTCTTTCATTCCATTTTCCTTTCTTTTATCTTGAATAACATCTTGAAAATCTTCTTCAAATTCCTCAACGTCATCGATACCATAGATTACAAAGTAACTGGTAAATTGGTCAGAACTTCTAACCATGATACTACCAACACCAAGAATTCTCATCCAAAAAGGTCTTTCCATCATTACAGATTTAATTCTATGGAAATACACTTCTCTTGTGGTAACAGAAAATACTCCACGACTTTCTACAATACGGTCGTCATAGATATCGTAGGTCCAACACGCGTAATCTAAAATCTTATAGATTGGTATTAACACAACAAGTGCAATCCAATAAAATTCTGTTGATACTGCGGCGGATACTGCAAATCCACCAATAAATACCCAAAGAATGTTTATTAATTGGGATGGTCTAACTGTGAAATCAGGAGTCATATTATTTAATTTTAGTGATTTTTACGTTGTTCATGGTGGTTTGTCTATCATCCTCACCAATTAATATATCTATTCTATTCTTATATCTTTTGTTCATAACATCTTTAACAGTATAAACTCCGTTATATTTTCCCGCACTTTTAATTCTAACCTTAGTACCAAACGGCCATTTCTTTTTTAAATCTCTTGAAACCGCAATGATTCTGTGTTTTTTTGGATTAGTGGTGTCAATCTTAAATCCTGATGCTGTTATGTGAGGAGTTGAATCAGTTTCTCCTACGCTTGCAGAATAGGTTGTAAGGGTAACTGTCTCATAACTAATTGATTTAGTTATCTTTATCGGATAATTAAATGTACTTGGAGCTTCCGCAGTTTTTATAATCAATGGAGACATTGACAATAAAAAGGTTAATATTGATGTATTCATACCACAAATATACGAATACTATTTTGAATATCCAAAAATAACCTTATTATTTTGGGAGGTATTTATATATGTTATGAGGATATCAATCACAGAAGAACAATACAATAAGTTAATCCAAGCAAATGAGGTTGTCGGGGTTCCAGAAGGGATTTACGACACTGCAAAATCAATTTATAGAAAGTATATTGATGGTTTAATTGAAGAGATAAAGTCGAAATTTGGTAATATGAAGTTGGGTGGTTCTACCGAAGTTGAATTTTCAATAACAGGTGATTACCGTATTGGAGATTTGTCTTTTACAAATGTTGATTTTATGGTCACATTTGATTTTGACAAATATAGAAGGGTTGAAATTGAACAAATGAGTCTTGCTATTGGTGATAAATTAACAAATGATTACAAATTAATATACAAAAAAATTAATGATGGAATCTCAATGGGTTCGAAATATCAAGTACCTGATGATGTGTCTGAAGAAGATTTAATTAATGGTATTTTAAAATTTGAAACCAAAACGATATCATCAATAGCTCACGAATTAAAACATGCTTATGACTTCAACAAGAAACCAATAAGAAATGCTGGTGAAAAAGTTAAGTATCATTCTATTGAAGATGTTATGGTTAGTGTGCGTCCTTTAATGAAATTTAAAATTATGTTATATTATTCACATGTTGTTGAGGAAAGTGTTAGAAACAGTGAAATATACACATTAATGAAACTTAAAGGAATTACTAAAAAAGAATTTAAAAACTTCTTATCGAAAACAACCACATATGATTTCCTAAAATACATGATGAATTATGATTACAATAAATTCATAGAGGAAATGTACAATAGTATTGAAGGAATTGAATCTTTTTTAAGTCATCTTAAAATCGATTATAAAGATATGACCGATGGTGAGAAAGTAACAATGGCTCTTAAAAAGTTTTATCAAATAGTTTCGAGAAGACGTGATGATTTTCTTGATAATGTTATGATGGATATGCAATCAGATTTAATGATGATGTTAGCTTCTGCACTTGGTATTGCTGATAATATTGTTACAACAGGTGAAAACGAAGCAAAAGTTAAAGCAAAGAAAAAAATCAAAAAACATATTAATAGTTACACTGACTATATTGATTTCTATCAAAAAGAATTATCCGACATTAAAATTTCTGCAACTAATACACTTAAAAAATTAAGTAAATTATATAGTTTAGCAGAAGACTAAGATTCAAATCTTAAAAATCTTATTGTAAGTAAATCGGATGTGATATCAAATCCCCAACCATCATCATATTGTGTGTTAGTATCATGAAATCTTCCGTTTGGTCCGGTTATCGATAACACAGGAACACAAAATCTGTTTGGGAATCTACTTAAGAATTCATGTATCCCGTTGCTTTGGGTTTCGACAATATCGTATGTGTAACCATCTAATGGTAACATACACGTCCATGACCAAGAAGGACTATCATCATCTAAGGTTTCGATATCCATATCTTCGATTGGATAATCTTCGTCCTCTTCATTACCAGTAAAAAATTTAAACGCTTTAATCATATGAGTTAGTTACCGATTAAATAGATTTCTTTAATTGATTTACCTTTTAATTCTGTGCGATAAAGATAAAATTCAGATTCAGAAGATCTTAAATTCTTCATCTTTTTTTCGGCCTGTTCTAAAGTTTCACACTCAATAATTTCTTCACCAACTTCGATATGATATTTAATTTTAATTTTAATTTCCATGTTTATGATTCTTGTTTTAATAATTTTTCCCATTTAGAATAATCTATTTGGATGTCTATTGGTTCTTCATCATAATTGTCCCAAGATGTTAAATGCCAATGGTTACAATCTGAACAATGGTAGTATCGTACTTCTTTTCTCCATCGTTTACTTTGTTTAAAACGAATGTAGTTTAAGACCGTCTTAACTTCCTTTTTTCCAAATTTTATTTTTTGACATTGTTCCATTTTAAATTACTTTGAAATGTACTCTGTGTATTGTTCCTTCAACCATTGGAGATAAACACATTTTTCGTATTGTTCATCCTCAACATAATATTCAAGAAGGTAATTAACGTTACTAATAAATGTTTCGTCAAATTCTAACTGCTCAACATTAACGTAATGTTCATAAACGGCGTCAATGTGTTCGTCATAAGTTTTACCTGGTCTTCTTGGAATAGAAAAGAAACTCTCGATTCCGTTTGTTATCATGAACTCAGTAATATTCATAACCTCTTCAAATAAACCAAACGACCTCGCACCTCTAACATTACGAACTTCAAACATATCAGTTTTAACTCTACTTTTCTTCATAAAATCATCCAATTCTTTTCTTCTATCATCACTTAACCCCTCCCTCATATCTTTTAACATAGCCCTAAATTTTTTCATAAACTTTTTAGGGTCATTAAAATCCTCTTCACTAAATTCAAAATGTTTGTTCATCTTTTATATTTTGTTTACATGCAAATATACAATAATATTTTGTATATTCAAAAAAAAAACCCTGAAATTTATTCAGGGTTGTTATCTATTGGTTTAATGTTAATTGTTTCAGGTGGATATTCTTTTTCAAAATATGACATTCTTTCAGACACTTTACCATATTCAACAAATGGTTCAATAATATCATTATACATGTCATGTAAGTTATCTAAATCTGTTTGTAAATTATCTATATCATTTACTAAGTGGTCAAATTTGTAAAATTCGTCACTATAACGTCCACCATTCTCATATTCCTGTTCGTCGAACGAATCTCTAATATCCCAATATTTGTTATTTTTTGCTCTATAAACTTCATGTAGTTTAGAACAATCTTGAACGATTTTAGAATACTTTGCAGGTTCTTCAAGAATATTACCAATATTGATTGTTTTTAAAAAACCAATTAGTTTACTCATAGATTTCTTACCCTCGATAACATCTTTCGTTATAGACTCAATATGAGATGGTAGTTCACTCAAATCATAAAATACGGTTTGTTCAACCAATTTACTAAACTGTGCTTCTGTTAAAATAACCTTTTTCATATTAATAAATACTACTCAATGGTTAAATCTTCAATCGATTCTATAACCAATCTATCAGATGGGTACTGAGCCACAAGTTCAAAATGAGTTTCTCGTGATCCATACTCCCCAATTACATTTACTTTCTTATGAAATCTAGTTGCACATGTAGAATCAGGGTGTACCGTATCAGCAAGAACCGTTACTTCTCTTAATTCACTACCGATAATTAAAAAACAATTATATCTTTTCATATTAATCTTTTGAATTTCCGTGAATATAGAACATCAAACCAAACATAAAGGTTAAAAAATATCTATAAAATTCAACAGGTTGATTAAATTTAAACTGTTGGGTAATGTAAGATCCTAAAATAAGAGCTGACATTAAACTTAAAAATCTTGCAAATCCTTTGGGAAATCTATCCATATTATTCTGTTATTTCGGTTGCGTAATCACCAACTCTTATTTCTAATTTATCGATACCTCCATCGAATTCGTACCAAGCATCGTTTATGTCTCCGTCATTGTACATATCCCATTCACTTGGTGCCACTTCTTCCTCTTCTTCAGTTAAAGGTTCACTCCATTCCAAATCATAAAAACTTGTATCTCCGTCTCTTGTTTCAATTAATTCCAAACCATTAAAATCTTTATGATTCATCTCCGAAATGTTCTTGGTTTTCAATAGTTTAACCAATTGAAAAACGTCCATTTCGGTTGTTTTAAGTTCCCCACTTCTCCAATTGATGTCTGCGGTAAGTGAATAATCTTTACCCTCCCATTCACCACTTACATAAAGTGTTTCACTTAAGCATTTTCTACCAAATGATAATGTAATAATCAAATCTTCGGCGTTCATATAATCTCTTAATTCTCTAATCACCAATGGGTATTGTGTTGGTTTTTTAGACATGATTTAAATTTTGATGTAACTAATTCCTCCTTGAGTTCCCTTCAAAGAGTTGCTATATTTTTGTTCTGCGTTGTCCCTTCTAATTAACTTACCATTCTTGTGATAGATAGCCCATTTCCATTCTTTGGTGGGTTTATAACCCGGTCCTTTCCAATGTGGATGTGCACCTTTCTCATATTTTTCTAACTTATCGATTACCGCCTCCAAAACATATTCATCCGATACCTCCAAGTATTTCATACCGGGATATATCTTATCTCTTTTAGGACAATTATACATTACCGCATAACTACAATCTAAAGATATGTCTAAATCTTCGTTACTTCTTGCACTAATTAATATTGCAAGTTGGTCACCAGATGTGTCGACTGTCTTTTTAATTTCTCTTGGGAGATACTCGATTAATTTACTAATGTTACCACGGTATTCTCTAACCGCCTCTTGTCTTGTTTCGAATATCTTATCGGGTATTCTACCATCTAAGAGTTCTACTTTGTATTGTTTGTTTGTTATCATGATTTATAAAGTCTATTGTGATTGTATAATGCAACAGGGTTTTCCTCCGCAATAATTCCATATTCTTTCATCACATTTTCATATATGACGTTCTTATCTTCATTAATGTACTTACCAATGATGTTTACAAAACCATAGTTTGATTCATCAACTTCATCTTGTTGTGTACCGGGTAATCCACAATATAACGCTTCACCAACTTCGCTGATGAACATTCCAGAATAGAATCCCTTCAATCCGAACACATTAACAAACTTATCGGCATTACACCAAATAAAGACACTGTTGTCCTTTTCTTTTAAAAGTGATACCGTTGATTGGTCAATAATATAACCACCGTATTTCGCACCGCAATTATCAAATTGACCTATTGAGAATAACCCTCCCGGACTGCCGTGTCCCATCATCATTACTCTGTCATGTTCTTTTATAAGATTCATAACGTCCATCTTACTACAACCACCTTGAACAACAGTTTTATTTGGGATGTCCTTATAAACTATGTCAAGAAACGTAGTGGACTCATCGGCCGGATGTACTATTAAAGTTTTCATTACTCTATTTTTGATTTGATTTCTTCGAATACCCCATCTGCAACTTCTCTATATTCATCATACTGTTTGTATCTATCGGCAAATGTTTCCAATGAATGAATGATAGTTGTGTGGTCTCTGTTTAAAATTTTACCGATGTGTTTTAAGGTGTGACCAAACTCTCTTTTCATAACCGCAACAAAAATAAATCTGGCGTCGATTACTTCTCTATCTCTAACTCTTGATAGTATTTGGGAAGCAGTGACGCAGCAATTCTTAGCAACTATATCAAGTATTTCCTCTTTTGTAATTCTATCCCTTTTAAACCTTCTTAATTTTTTATACTCCTCGTTATTTTTAATACCGGGATAAACGTAGGGACTGATGTTCTCTAACATGTTTTATTGTTTTAGATTACAAATATATTCTAATTTTTAGAATATTCCAAAAATATTTTAGAAATTTCCAAATAAAAATTGGTAAACCACTTCGGGGATTTTGGTACAAGTAGATTGCACACCTTGATTATCAGTGCATTCAATATGAGGTAAATTTTTAATATATTCTCTCATATATTTTGGAGCTCTGTTTAATCTACCAACGATATAGTCTCTTGGGTATAGTTTTTCAGATTCATAAAACCCTTCTGAAACAACTCTTTGATATTGGGATTCTGTTACAATTACTTTCATACCTATAAATATTACCCTCTTGGTGTTTCTGTACTTGGTCCGCCATTTCTAATATAATAACTTTCTCTATTATGTTCGATGGTTTCGGGGATTGAATTGGTTTCGGTAGAATTCCACATCATTCTAGTCAATATCGAATCTTCTTGTGGTTCCTGAGCATTTTCACTATCCTCATATTCCGCTTCTTCAGATCTTTCTTCTAACATTTCTTCTGTTGGTTCGTTTTCTCTTCTAATAGCGGCACCAATCCTATCACTCAATCGTCTTTCGGGTTGTTCCGTTGGTGTTGGCTCATAAAGTCCTCCACTATTAAATAACCCACTATGTTTTAAAAGAATATCTTCTTTAGTTCTTTGGTCATCATCTAATAGGTATCTATTTGTTTTGGCGTTTTTAGCCATAGATGTTTCACTAATTATTTTTCTTAACTCATCGTTTAATTCAGTTTGTAATGAATCAACACGAGTATCTTTTTGATTCCAAAATGAAAACTCTTGGTCATTTTTATCCAATGAATAAAAACTGGCAACTTTGTACCCTGTCTTTTTATTAATACAATAAATTAAAACACCTTTAGAACTATACTTAATAAAATATTCGGAATTGTTTGATTGGGTTGTGCACCATTTTGTGTTAGAACCATATTTTTTGGATGCTAAGTATGTTAATGGTCTAAGTAATAACCACTCATCGTCTTCGTAAACTTTAATGATTTGGTTTTCCATATCCTTAGTCTCTACCTTCATGTCGGCTATACTAACCGCATTAACAATGTCCTCAAACTTTTTGTATCTACTTAAATCGTTTTGGTCAATAAGACATCTCTCATTGTAATCACAGAATTTTTTAAAATTTACCAAATCTTGAACGTTAAAAAAACTATCAACAAATTTATACAACAACATTAATTGAATCTCACTAAATTCATTCAACTTTTCTATACTAATAAATGTAAATTCCTTAGTTAGTGTCTCTTTAATTTCTTTAGTGTGTTCTTTTAAGTTTGGTGTACCCTTCATTAACTTAAGTAACAAATCAGTATACTTAGATTTTCCTTCAGGACTAAACAATTCAAGTACAGTAACCAAATTTAAACTGTTGTCAGGATTGGTTTTTAATTCTTTAATTTTTGACATTCTTTTGTTTTTTATTTTATATAGATAAATTCCGAGTTTTTATTTTTTCTCTTATCGATTTCATTCTGTTGCCAATTTTTAATAATCTCTTCCGCCTGTGATTTATGATGAAATGGATAAGATCCTGATACCCACACTTTATAAGGTAAGGGAAAATAATTAGTTGTTGCCCAAACTCTTTTTTGTGCAAGATATTGGTTTTGTCCATCCGAAACCCAAATTTGAATTCGATACTTTGGTTTTGCCTCTAACGTTAACACTCCCGATAACATTAAAAATATAATTAACTTTTTCATACTAATTAAACATTTCGTTTTTACCAACTTCACTATCTTCTTTGACCAACTTATTTATTTCACCTTCAATCTTATATTGTAATTCCGCTTCCAAACCTTTATTTTTCCAATTGGTTTCAAAATAAAATCTTGCCGTATTAAATTTTAGTTTAACTTGGTGGAGTTCAAAACCTGGAATCATAACTAAATCTTCCATTACTTTGTCTAAGTAATTGGTTACTTCTGAAATGTCAAAACCTAAACCATACCAACCTTCGGGTATGTATGGTTTATACTTTTCGTTAAATTCGTTTGCTGTCATTAGTATTTGTTTTTTAGTGATTTACCTAAATGTGCTCGACCTTTAATTGTTCCATTAAAGTTGTCCTCTTCAATATTTCTATCAACAATTAACGAAGTACTATTAAGACTTACCATTTCTTGAAGTGTCTTCTTTGCGATTGACCCCGCATATTTTCTTTTTTGTTTGGTATTATCTGCACCTAACAATGGTGCCTCAAATTCAACCTCAACTTCCAAACTAATAGTATATTTGAATAACATAAATTATATTTTATAATCCTAAAACTTTTAATTGGTCGATGGTGTGTTTTGTATTAACATGATGAATACCAATACCACCCGAATCTCTCCAACCTTGGATATTATCTAACCTATCATCAATTAGAATTGATGTTGGTGTTGCAAAATCTTTCTTATGTTTTGCACTTCTAAGAATTAAATGTGTGTCAGGTAGTTCTCTTTCAACCCAATCATGTTTTGCAACTCTTGAATCGTTTTGTCTAGATGGTGCAGATAATATTTCTGGTTTATATTTTTCAATATAATTCCATAATCTTTTACCATCTTTCATCCAACCCAATTTAATCCAGAAATCATAACCGGCTTTATTAATCGGGTCCCAAAAGTCTGTATCATTTCTATGCACACCAGGGGTTAAATCCTCACCGGTTAATTCTTTGTAACCTTTATCAAAGTCAACCAAGACTCCGTCCATGTCACAATATATCTTGTACTCTGTGTTTTTCATATAACAAAGATAAATAAAATTTTTGAATATTCCAAAAAATAGCATAAAAAACCCTCACATTTTTTGTGAGGGTTAGAATATATTAGTCCTTAGCCACAATTTGGCCAGTCCTTGCGTTGACTAAAAACAAGTTACCTTTTGCATCTTTAGCGGGATAAACGTCGATGTCACCACCACCCATTTCCTCATCTATTTCTTCTTCGTGAGCAATACTATCAGGATTTACATCCCCCATTTCTTGCTCGTTAACTATATTTGAAACAATTCTTTCAATATCAGATTGTTTTAATTTAATAATTTTTGACATAATTCTATTTTATATATAAATACTTGTTATTAGGTTTTATTTTTATAAATACACTATAAAGACAAGAAAGTTGGAAGTTCTAAGTCCTTTTCTGAGACTCTTACAAAAAAATCACTCACCCCCCAATCAATATTCAAAGTTGGGTCATTGTATATAATTCCACCCTCACTTTCCTTATTATATGGGTTATCAACCTTATATTGAAATATTGTGTTATCACTTAACGCAGAGAATCCGTGTGCACATCCTTTCGGTACGAACACCTGTTTGTTTAATGTTGCACCGAGCTCCACCTTAACAACTTTACCATAACTTGGGGAATCCTTTCTAATATCAACGATAACATCCAATACACGTCCATTAGTACACGTAACAAGTTTAGCTTGTTCGTACTCACCTGTTTGGAAATGAAGTCCTCTAATGGTCCCTAAATGAGAATATGACATATTATCCTGAACGAACTCAACATCGTAACCCACGTTACTATTGAAAACCTCTTTGTTATATGGTACCGCAAAGTATCCCCTACTATCTACAAACGTATTGTAATTTATTATATAACAACCTTCTATTTCTGTTTCAGTAAATTTCATAAATAATTTTTATCCTACAACATTTTTTAATTCATCAATGTGATGATCATCAACCCCAAGTTCAGAACCAACTGGTCTATTCTTCATTGAGTTAACTATGTCTCTTAAATTATATGGTGCAAAGTCAAGATTCCCATCCATACCAACGTCCATTCTACGTCCATTACCGAACTTTTTATTGTTAGGTAGGTGACAATGTCCATGAAGATGAATACGTCCCTTATTCAGTCCATTCCACGAAGCAATTGGATAGTGCATCAACTCAAGTGTTTCACCCAAATAATTTAATTGTAGGAACCATTGTGATGATGCAAAATGTCTTTGACAATCCTCACGGTTCCTTTCAATATGGTGGTCATGATTACCAAAAGTTAAATGAATCTCTTTACAGATAATTCTATTACGAAACTCTTCTATTTGTTCAAATCCACCAAACGACCAGTCACCTAAATGAATCAATACATCATCTTGACCAACACACTCGTTAATGTTATTTACAATTGTTGCATTCATTTTATCTAGATTTGTAAAATCTCTAGTTTGTGCTTCAGGTACGGAACCATCTAACATCCTCCATTTAGTTACACCACGACATATGTTGGTGTGATTATAATGTGTGTCGGATGTTATCCAAACTTTCCTATCGTTTTCAATCTTTATCATCCTCTGAAAAATTTAAAATCTTTATTATTGTACCTTCTATTTGGTGGTTCTATTCTTTCCCTTGCGGACCTAATTGCATCATCTCTTTCTCTCAAAGCTCGTTCTACTCTTGATATCGGTGGTGGAGGTGGAATAGTTCTACCCCAGTTTGGTATCCTTTGTCCATTAATTAATCCCAATGTTTGAAACCATCTTCTATGTCTCTCGTTACTTTCTCTTTCGTTTTTCGTTCTCTTATTCTCTCTTTCTATTTTTTTCATTTCTATATTATTATCCATAAGAATAAAAAACAAAAATGGACCTAAAAATACGGAAAGAAATATGGTTGGTGTTTTGAGATTACCTTCTTTGTAATGCCACCTTAAACAATATAATGCAGACAATGTCCAAAAAAACCCAAAGAAAAAAACAATTGGTTGAAATTTCACAAAATATATTTTATAATTAACAAAAATCTGTCGCTGATGAAACTCTTAATCCGTCTACAATCTTATCATCATATTCTGATTTATCAAAGAAAGAACCCACACCTTTCTGACGTTGTTCTTTTCGATACTCCGCATTTACAACCCAACCGTCAGGTTCACCCCATTCGAGTACCATTATGATGAACTCCTCAATATCTTGTTCTTCACCATATTCATTAACAACTCTACCCGAACGAATAAAATCTAATAGACTTTCTTTACTGTCGTAGTATTTGTCCTTATGGAAATTCCAACAGAATTTCCAACCCACACTTCGTTTACCTAAATGAATGTTTGTTCCATCGATAAACATTTCCCAAGGTGAAAACCATTCCCAATCTTTTGTTGGTGAGATATACTTCATTCCCCTTTCGAGGTTTTCTATTGACATGTCCATTGTTGTAACTTGTTGAATTAGAGTTTGTTGTCTTTTCAACATCTCTTCGTGTGTTGGTATTCTGTAGTAGTTTGTGCTCATTGTGAGTTAGTTTATAACACAAAAATAAATATTATTATTGATATTCCAAAATATTGCAAAAAAAATCCCCCAAATTTCTTTGGGGGACTAACTGAAACCCTACGTAGGTCAGTCCTTGGAAATTACCAAGGAGAGGTTAATTTCTTTTTATTTGTTTCATAATGTTCGATACTAACTTAGATATGGTATCTTCATTCATTCTTTGTGTGATATCACTTCTATCAACAACACTTCTTGATTCTAATTCCGCAGTAACATCCATTGATAAGATGTCACCCTTAACTTTATTTAAACATTTAACTAAAGCCTCAACACATTCACTATATTGTAATGGATTACCCGCACATAAAAATGGTACAGATGATTCCGTACATGTAAAGTTTTTATCTTTTTGTCTATTATTACCAGCAATTCTCATTTGGTCTTTTAATTTCTTACCAATTAAGGTACTAAAATCAATAGTCCATTCAAATATTGAGTTACCATCAGCCTGTATTATTTCTTTACCTCTAATTGAGATACTACTTGAAACTGCAACATCTCTATCTTCAGGACGATATCCTCTCTTTGCTAATTTTAACAATGGAGTTAATGGATTTTCTTTATAATTTAAATCCATATTTTCGGTTGGTCTTAACGCATCCCAGTTAGCACCTGGATTGTATTGACGAGGCATGTGAGTGGTTAAAATATCAACACTTGGTGCGTCACCATATAATCTATCTTCATTCGCTTGTGCAAAATCCGCAATGCTTAAGTAGAAATCATAGTTATGTCCACCAAAATTAATTTCACTATTACCAACTGTACTATGTGTGTCAGTTCCTGCCTTTTGTCCTTTAAACATTTGGTCAGGCATTTTTAATGGGGGGAATCCAGATTCAACTAACTTATCGTTTACTTCTTGATTAATTAATACTTTGCTAACAATTGGATTAAACCTTCTTAATATCTTTTCTCTATCTGTCGATGGTCCAGAATCTTTAGTTTCAAAACTTAAATTGGCTTTTTGTCTAAGACCAAGTGCTTTAGGTGAGGGTTTAGCTTTACCTGGCTCAAGAGGGTCATGATGAACTTTTTTCATTTGGATGATATGAATTCTATCTCCCATTTCCTTTTGTGCCCATTCAAAAAACTTAGGGTTTGCTGCCTTTAATTGTTCTTCAGTAATTGGTTCTAAACCTGTTGGTATAACTGCGGTTTTCTCACCCTGTGGGTCTTTTGTTGGGTTATAAATCCAAATATCAACCGGTGGCATATCTTCTGGTCTTGTACCAATCGGAGGTTTCTGAAAACGATAAGACTTTGTTACAGATCTTTTCTCAAATCTTTGTCTTTCTTCTCTTTCTTCAGGAGTTTCATCCCATGGATTCTTTTCTTCTCTACCTGGGTTATATTTTGACATTTCGTCCATTTCAAGGGACGATTCGTTCAATTTAGCTAGTAAATCTTTTTTTAATATTTCTTTCATTTGGTTGTAGATTTCTTATATCTATATAAATACTCGGATTATTACAATTGGAACCATTCTGGAGTTTCTCTACCTTTCCATTTACAAAATTCCTTTTTATCTCCAAGATAATAATTTCTATAAGATTGAATGGTGTCATCGTACACTTTATAATTATCGGGCATTGCAAGTGCTGGTGGCGTGAATTCTAAATCCTTAATTTTTGGTCTGTGATAAGCACACCACTCAATAATATCCTGTGTTTTATGACGTTTTCCGTATCGATATGTATATTCTTGACATAGGTTGAACCCTAAGTCAACTAACCAAATATAATTCTGTAAATCCTCTCTAACCCACACAGAACAAGGATGATTCTTGTGGGATAACTTATAAGGAGCCTCTCCACCGGTTGCCCAATGTGCACCACAAAGTAATTGGGCAGTTTCTAATATCATTTTGACGACGTGTTTATCGTTATGGTATTCTGCACATTTTTTTGGGTTCCAATCTAAAAAGAAAATGTTCATGTTACTTATATGAGTTGTGATAAAATTCTCTAACTTTTGAACCTAACTCCATATCGTTAGGGTAATCGCTTATATAATCCTCTGGTATCATTATGTGATTTCTACTTGATGAGTTACCTTTTCGATAACATTCAATACATAATTGTCCCGCTCCATCGACATAACCAGTTCTGAAATCCACGTGTGTTGTTATTTCTTCGTGTGTTTCTTTACCACACAAGATACATGTTTCTTTTGGCATATAATAGGTTTTAGAATACTAAAATACCGATTATATTTGATAAATCCAAGAAAATACTAATAAAATTATATAAATTTACGCTAAACCGGATATTTTGGGATTTGCTCCGTTGTTATAACTATTAACAACTTTGGCAACTAAATCACCCGTACCCCAAGTTTTAAGGGATTCACAACTTGCAATGTTAGATGCTCCAATATCATTTTTAAGTCCGTTAACGATACAATCGTATCTACCATTTTTTAAGGTTTTAATGGTTGCAACCATTCCATCTTCTAACGATGTGTAATTTCTAACACCTGCACTATTCATTGTGGTTGAATTCGGTAGATTCCACGTTGTGTTGAATGGGTTGTATGTACCTCCTCTACCCTCAGCTTGTCTCCAAGCGTACATGAATTTCATATTTTCATCACTAATTGGAGCGCCTAAGTTTTCCAATAATTTAGCGTAGAAATTCTTATCTGCCAAATCATCAACATTTATTGTGTCAATATTCTTTTTTAAATCTTCAGATTTTACACCCTTTTCTTTTAATAACTCAATTAATTTTTTAAGCATTTCAGGTGTGGCTTTAACCATTGTTTCGGATGGTGCGGAACCTGAAACTCCTTCTTTATTAGATACGTGTAAATGATTATAGTGATTACCTCCGGTGTCTGTTTGCCATAATACCGCTTTTTGATTACTACCCTCAGCATTTAATGAATAACCCATTTTAACTAACTCGTTCTTCACTCTTTCACCTAACTCCCTAAATTTTGGGTTACCATTGGATTTGTTTGATGCTCCACCCGCACCAATACCATCTAATATTGCAATATCAACGGCAGTATTTGTGGCGTGCCTACTCGGTTTTCCATTTATGGTTAGATTTCCATGTCCGGATTTTGCGGTTGTTATTGTAACAGTCACACCCGCATTAGATGCTGCCGTCTGTAAATCATCCAATAGTGGTTGATTTATTTGGTCATTTTGAGTCCCATCACCGTCAAATTTTACGTTAGAATAACTCGTATCACCCAATCGAACAAACGCCTCATTAATTGCGGTTTTAGTATCACCACTTACTTTTTCACTTGTAAACTTACCAACCGCGGATGCAGTTTCAGGTCCAAAAAGACCATCAACACCATATCTTGGTAATTCATAACCCAATAGTTTTAAACCAATTTGCATCGATTCAACATTCTTTTGGAAATTCATCGAACCCTTTTGTTGTTGTGACAAACCACCAGAATTAGCGGCATCTTCTAACGTACTATAAAATGACTCAACGTCGTCAGAGACTAAATCAGCTTTCTTAGGATTGTCAGTCTTTTTAACACCGACAGCCTTAAGGATATTATCTAAAAACCCTTCTTTAATAGCTTCTTTACCATAGTTAAGTCTGTGGATTCTTTCCAGCTGTTCGATTAAATTCTTCTTCATATCAATATAAATATAACAAACCTATACTTTTATCCATTTTTGTGTTGAGTCTAGTTTGAAGGACCCAACATATTTTTTATTCCATTGTGTGGGGTGAATTAAGGATAGAAATGTTGATTCATCCTCCCTAACATATAAGTGATAGGTTTCGGACATAACCGGTATAAATGAGTAAGATGATTGGTAAACCAATTCGTTCCAATTAACTTCATCAATTAACTTTTGAAACTCTTCCTTTAACTCGTCGTATCTTGATTTAAATTGTTTATTAGCAATTCCTGCTTGCATTTGTTTCCAACCACCAACATCCTCCAATTTAATTGCAGGAGCACCTTGATTACTACCATAAGTTAATTCCCTTTGGTAATATCCTTTTTCTTCATCCCATACAACTAAATCAGGTTTCTTTTTTGCCATTACATGATTTGATTTTTATCATCTTGGTTGTCTTCATCACCCCAATTAAGAAAATCGTCACCTTTGTAATCGGGATGATTTTTTTGCATGTAATCAATACCAACAACCCATCTCCATGAGATAAAACCAATGATGATGAACATTATTCCAAAAATTAGAAAGTATTCCATATTATTTATTCTTTTTATTATGTGCTTTAGGTTTACCATTTTCATCCAATAGAACGAAAATGATTTTATCTATTTTAATTATTGATTGTTTAGTGTTTTTGTTTCTAACATCGCAACATAATGTAACCGATGTCGTTCCAAATCTAACTAAATCCATACCAAATTCAATTACATCACCAACCTTTGCGGTGGTAACAAAATCAATTTCAGACATTGCTTTAGTAACAATATTAGGACTACCTAATTGGCAAATCGCGAATATTGCGGCTTCTTCATCAATCCACTTTAATAATTGACCTCCGAATAATGTACCTCTCGGGTTTAAATCACCTGGTTTAATTAACTTCCTTGTTCTATATATCATCTTTCTAATTTCTTAATACATTCATCAACTTTATCTCTCAATCTACCACCAACTCCGTGGTCACCATCCACTTGAACGTGTCTCCACATTGGAACTTTAGGTGATAACCATTTGAATTGCTCACCTAAACGAAGGTCATCAATTGCTATCCAATTTGATATCTTATTATCTTTAGCCCACTTCACAACTTCTAATGCTCTTTCGTGGTCTATGGATGGTCTACTCATTTTGTTCCATAGATCCTGATGTGTAGTTATATCAATCAATCGGGCAGTTATACCATAATGCCTAAAGATTCGTTTAAGCTGATTGAATGTGAAATGTTTTTTCCAATCTGAACTAACTACTAGCTCAGCGTTTGTTTCATCACATATCTTTTGCAATGCCTCACAATCTTCTTTAACCCAAGGGTATGGTATTTGGAAATCCTCCACCCCCATATCGATAGTAACCTTACCATCGTACCATGTTGCCCAAGCCAATGGGCCATCAACATCAATAAAAATTATCTTTCGTCTCATTTTGTAAATTTACGGAAATTACTTTTAAAATCTTTTTCGTATACCTTTAATTCTTTTGTGTTTAATCCATTATATAAACCTGTTGACATAAATGCCTGAATTTCATCATCGATAATTTTCTTATCATCAACGTAACCCATCTTTATAAGTTTCTTTTTTAACTTATTATAATGGGTTGGTTTAATATTATTAATTAAACTATTAACCGTTTTTTTATACATTTTATTGGTGAAATATAAACCATGAGCAATTTCATGATCCATAGTTTTTAAATCTTTACTACTTGCACCAATCAAATACCAATCACATCTTGTTCCATCATTTTTATTTTGTGAATCAATCGCACAATAAAAATAAATGTCGTTCATAATCTCATCATACTCTGTGTCTTTACAGAATATATGGTTGGCTCTTTGCATAACATTACATGGAATGTTATAACCAGACCAATCGTCAGGATATGTGAATGTTCTTTTCTTCCAAGCTAATTTATAATGTCTCATATATTCCATCCAAGTAAATCGTTTACCTCTGAATTTTTTATATGGGGATTCGTAGAACTCTTGGTATCGACAGAACAACATTGCCCTATCGTAATCATCATCAATAGTTACACAATATATTCGAGGTTTCACCTCTTTAACCACACCTTTAACTAACGGGTGCTTAATTTTTTTCATTTACAACTTTTTAATATTTCTAAACATAAATCTGCCGGTATCTTACTTCTTTCATAAGCGTTGGCTCGACCTTGTGTTCCTGTTCTACTACCTCTTGGTGCCGCAACGTGACATGGGTCACCATTCTTACACATTGGTTTTGGAATCCAAACATCACTGTTGGTCCATATGTCAGTTGGTTTCATTCGCTCGTCACCATATTGGCAATAAGTTACAGAGTTCTTTTTCAATCCTTTAACAACATCTAACTTACGAAGAACACCTCGTGGGTTTTCCATAAACCAATATGTTGGTTGGAAGTGATTAATAATTTCTAATGTCTTTCTAACTAATTCAATACCCAACTTTGCGGTTTCTGTTTTAGGTATATAAGCACCTTTACCTCCTGACCAGTGGTGACCGATTGCTGCAACACTGAAACCAGTACATGGTGGAGATGCCCAAATTACATCGGGTTGAAACGGAACTTTAGATACATCAAAATCTAATATACTAATTGGGTAATGAATACCTTCAAATTCAATTAAATCAGATGAAAACACTTCCATTCCTAATTCTTCCGCAATCTTTCCTACTGAACGACTACCCGCAAATAATTCTAATACTTTCATTAACGTATATATTTGAACTTATTAGTTAAGTTATTAATAAGGTTTTCTTCTTCGGTTGATAATAAATCCCTACACTTTGCAAGACGTTCTAAACTTTCCCAAAATGTTTGGTCATTAACATTCGGTCTACGGACACCGTAATTAGGTTTTTTAATATCTTTTTGGTCTTCACTAATGAATCCACACTCAATTAAGTAATCAATTAGTTCTTGTCTTTCTGTAGATGAACAAGCATCAACAAATTCACTTGGGTCGATGTTAATATCGTCTGGTGTAAAATCTGGCATAAATTTAGTTTTAAATGTGTTTTAATATAATATCGTCACTTTTATATAAAATTTTATATGATAAATTATATTTTAAAATGACTTTGAAATTAATTGTAACTCCGTCATATTTGTTCTTAGCGTTTTCCATCTTCTTTTGTTTAATTTCTCTTTCCATTTTAAAAAGATTATCTAGATTCTCATCACTATGAACTAATACAACGAATTTTATTTCCCCCTCCTCACTAAATAAACCAAATATGGTATCTGAATTGTCATGTGTACTTACCTTATCAATCCTACCCAATATACCTAAAGTTTTTCCTTTAGTAATATTATATGTTTTATTTTTGGTTGGGGTTATTGAAACGGATTTAAGGGATTTAGTTTCTGAATCAGGACCATAATACCCTTTTGTTTCTGGAATATCAAACATCTCTCTCATAATCTTATCCCTATACTTTTGATTATTGAAATCTTTTAGTGGGGTAATTTTATTGATTAATTTTATTTTATCTTGGTAAGATAAACTTTTTACATGTTCAATAATTTCTTCTTCTGTAACCATGAATAAAATTTATATATAAAATATACAAAAAATTATTCACATAAAAAAATTAAAGGGCGAAACTTTCCCCACATCCACAAGTACGAGATGCATTTGGGTTAATAAACTGAAAACCCTTACCATTTAATCCGTCTGAAAAATCTAATTCGGTACCATAAAGATATAATAAAGATTTCATATCTATTAATATTTGTACTCCCTTATCTTCTGCAAGAGTATCACCTGTTTGTTGCTCGGTATCAAATGAAAGGTCATATGACAACCCACTACATCCACCACCTTTAACCGCCACTCTAACAAAGGGAGTTTGAAACCCACTTTCTTCAATAAGTGAATTTAATTTAATTGCCGCTTTTTCTGATACTGTTACCATTAAATGTGAGTTTCCTCAAAGATTATTTCCTCTAATCCTTGTTTTTTTCTATAATCGTTTATTGCTGATTTGATAGCATCTTCCGCCAATACTGAACAATGTATTTTAACTGGAGGAAGATTTAACTCCTCTACCAAATCCATATTATCAATTGTCACCGCCTCATCTAAACTCTTACCTTTCAACCATTCGGTTGCAACTGAAGAAGATGCGATAGCTGAACCACATCCAAAAGTTTTAAATTTAGCGTCAACAATGATATCATCGACCACCTCTATTTGTAATCTCATTACATCACCACATTCAGGAGCACCGACTAATCCAGTACCAACATTTGATTTAGATTTGTCCAATGTTCCTACATTTTTAGGGTTTGAGTAGTGATCTAAGACCTTATCTGAGTATGCCATAGTATTTGTTTATATGATAAATATCACACGATTAGATCATCTAAATCGATATTATGTTCGGATATGATTTCATGTATCTTTTCAAACACTAACTCAAGAGCATCGTATTTGTCAATTTCCTTACCTTCCATAGACCATTCCAACCCTTTCTTAGTGTTGTGTGTTATAGACCATAGTGCTAATGCCATATCTAAAGATTTAACGGCTCTTTTATGTGCGTATACATCATCCGGTTCGTTTAAATCGTACACTAGTTTCGCTTTCGCCATAAGTCACTTAGTTTTTTAGTTGGTCTCTTAGTTTTATAATTACCATTTTCAGTTTCTTCAAGTAATGGTGCTCTCCAAATCTCATAAGCAATCCATAAACCCGTAACAAACATCAATAATGCTGCGTACTTCATGTGTATATTTTTAAATTGTGAAATATTCTGTTTTCCAAAACTGCCACCACTTCTTTTTTTGAACTGGTTTACATTCTGAAAATGGATTATTTCCAAATGAAACTGAGTTTGAGTATTTTGAGGTCAATACATTTAAAAATACCTCATGATATTTTTTTGGTATTTCATCAAAATCTGCACTTATATTAACATTTAAATACTTTGGTCCATCTTCTGTATAAACTGTAAATTGTTCGTTCATACTAATAATAGTACTGGCCTTTATGTTTAAGTATTTTGTTCCACCTAAATTTAGGTCACCACTAATATGTTTTCTAAATTCTTCATCTGACATGTTTTATTCCGTTTCGTGATGTAAATAATTTTCGTATTCTAATTGTAGTTTTGGGTGTTTACCAAAGAAGTATTCTCTGGTAAACTCGTGTCTACCATTTTCAACCTTTGAAATGAATAATTCATCGTGTAAACTATCTGACAATGTTTTTTGAGTAGATAAACTATCCCGTGTATGGGTTAATTTATCATAGGTTTCATTGTACTTCCTATCTTTTTCAAGATAGGCAAATGTCATCATCACCAACCCTAATAAAGAAGTTGCAATTCCTGCTCTAAATTTAGTTTCAGTTGTCATTAATCTAAATTTTTAATATCAGTTAATGTTTTTTCTACCTCTTCTTCCGATAGATAACCAAGTACATCGTCCGTAATTGGAGTGGAGTAGGATATTTCACCATCTTTACCAAAGACGGCAATTTCATATAAACCATCTTTACCTCCGTAGGTGTGTGGTCCTTGAACTATACTAGCCCCGTATCCGTTTGAGAATTGAACTATGCACTGTTGTCCCATTCCCGCCGGATGTGGTTGAAAGTTCAATTCTTCGAACACTATCGTGTCTAAGTTGTTGGTTGGTCTTCTTGTTTCGTTCATCTTTTAGTTTTTTTACGAATGATTGTATTAAATAAAAATTCATAGTTAAAATATTTCTTCGGCAATACCCAAACCTTCAGCTAATGCAAATAACAAAGCCGAACTTCTAAGATCACCATTAAATAAGAAATAACAAGCCACAAATCTGATAACGGATTTAATAAAACTTATCCAGAAGTGACTGTTTGTTTTTGATTCTTTTTCTTGCATATTCTAATATAGTTAAATTTTCTCGGATTTCAAAATATTTTTAGATTGAATATAATTGTCAATAAAATTAATTCGTTGACCAATCCAATACATTACATTGACAGTCATAGAGTTACCTATTGCACCTTTAACATTTGAATAACTTGGTTTTTTACCACCAATTTCAAAATCAAGATAACCATCGGGAAACCCTTGGAGTCTCTCTAATTCTCTTTCTGTGAAGATTCTAATACTATTGTTATCAATCCAATAGTTAGACGTAGATACTTTACCAAACCCATCAACCAATGTAGATGCGTGTGATTTTGTTACTGTACCTGCGAGTTTAATTTCTCCAAGAACATTTCTGGCGTACTCATCCCTCTTGATTCGATTCTTCTCTTTAACGCTTTCAAAACATCCTTCTTCAAATAATACGGAGAATGGGACTTTCCAATTGTTTCCACGATATCCAACAATGAAGATTCTTTTGCGTCGTTGGGGAACTCCGAAGTATTGGCTGTCGAAAACCCTATAAGCGATGGAGTATTCTTCTCCTTGGACAACACCTTGTTTGTCGAGGTCTTCTGCTTTGAAGTTAGTACCTGTGAAAGAGGAGATGATTTCACATAACGCTTTTCTGTGTTTGCTTTTAAAAACGCCTTCGACATTTTCCCAAATGAACCATCTTGGTCGTTTTTCTTTAAGAATTCTTCCATACTCAAGGGAGAGTTGACCACGGACATCATCCATTCCTTTGTTGAGTCCTGCATCGGAAAAAGATTGACAAGGCGTTCCTCCGACCAATAGGTCGAAGCTGATGTTTCTGTAACTTTCATGTTCGTTTAATTTTGTTAAGTCTGAAAATAATGGGGTTGTTGGATAGTGATGTGATAATACTTTTTGTGGGAAAGATGCGAAGTCACATAACCCTTCACATTTCCAATTCAATGGTGACCAAGCTACCGTAGCCGCTTCGATTCCACTACATACTGAGAAATATTTCATACCTGTTTTGTTTAATGATGAAACAAAGTTATGTATATTTTATGAAATACAAAAAAAATTTTAGAATATTTTTTAAATTATTCTTAAAGTATTGATAATGAGTTAGTTAGGAAGTCGTATTTTTCCTTTTTCCATTCAAGATATGTGTATTTTTTAAACCTTTGGGTTAATATGGTTATCGCATCGTTGAACAACTCTAATGTTGGTGTGTTAGCTTTACCATATGATTGTACCAAACCTCCCTTACGATATTGTAGGTTTATCCTTTTTCGTTTACATTGTAGTCCAACATAAATGTATATTGATCCGTGTGGAAATTGTTTAGACATACAGTTTTTCATATTAAACCCTTCGATTCTAAAATCCTCTTCTGTCACCAAAACTTTGGGTTTAAATAATTCCCCACCAACTATAATATCTTCCTCAATCTCATCCATAAATTCTTTTGGTAAATCATATCTAACTTTATAACCTCGAGCGAAATGAAATTTAATTCCTGACCACATCTCCAATAAATTATCAAATTCATTATCGTTCTTAGCTTTAAATTTTAATTCAACTCCTCTAGCTTCAAGTAACTCTCTAATTGATAATAACTTATTGACCAAATAAACTAATGAATCTGTTTTTAAAGAATCACTCTCCCACTTATTAATAACACTAACCATACAGTTTTTTTCCGTATCATTTTTTAACATGTGTAATTTTTTGTTTGGTGCATAATCAAAACAATGTTTATCCCATTTTATTTTCTTTAAATAATCTATGTAATTGTCACCAAATAATTTACAGATATAGTTTAAAGAATCTAACTTAATACTCTTATGGGAATTCTGTTTATTCAATTCACTAATAAGATACTTTGATTTTATTCCATAATGGTCTAATACCGATGGTAGAAATTTATAATCGTTTTTCTCTAACCATTTCTTTTTGGGGTAATCATGTTGTATATCATAATAAACACTGTCGTGTCCTTTAATACCCTTCATTTCTAAATGAAAATCAACAACCATATCATAAAGAAAGTTTATTTCACACTCACCCTTATTAATTTTTTGAATGATAAATTCTGATTTGAAATTATCTTTGATTAAATTATAAATTAATTCTATTATTTTATTAGTTGCTCTTGAATACTTCACTCCCCAAAACCCAATTCTCTTTTCTCCCCTCTCAAAACCATTCTCAGTTAAATCTAATAATAAACTAAAGTTATTCTTTTTTTGTTTGGTGGTGGTTCTAAACATTTTCATGTCTGTTAAACCATCATTAACAATTTTATACGTTATAAAGATGTCTCCGGTTTTTTTATTTAAAACCAGTTCATGTTCAAAAAGAACTTTTTTATTTTTACCATATCTTTGGTAATCAAAATCAAATGTAGATTTGTAAACAATATCATCATCGTCATTATATAACTTTAAATCACACGTTGATAATGATTTACTTTTCTTGTCTTTCTTCTCTTGGTTGTGTATAAATAATAAATCCATATACAAAATATATATGGATTTATTTGAATTGTGTAGTTAAAATGCAGGTTCACGCCTCATATCAAATAACACATCAGATATTCGTGTTGGTTCTTTAATTTCAGGTATAATTTCTATTCCATTAATTTTAACCGGTACCTTTTTTTTATCTAAAGAATGTAATAAACCCATTCTAGCATAGTGCTTAGTTTTTTCTTTTAGGATATTGACAGCTAACTCAATGTCGGCAGGAGGTTGTTTATTACAAAAGTGTCTCGCTTGAATTAGAGTACCTGTTTGACAATCAAATTCACAAGTAACCCTATCTTTTTTATCTTCAGTTCTTACCGAAACAACAATCGATTTTTCTTTATCCGAATATGATGCCACACAATGGTGCATGAAATTACCTTCCTCATCATAATCCTCTTCTCGTTTTAAGATATAAGGATAGAATTCGGGATTGACCCATTCGGGATTTGACTCATCATCACTTAAATTAATCTTAACTTTAATTGGTGATTCTACATCGTTAACCATCTTATCAACAAATTGATATTCAATAACATATCCCTTTTTAATGAATTTCATCATTTTAGATAATTCCAAATGTTCTTTATCAAAATCATCTATGTTTTTAGATTTTAAATATAAATCAGGTATGAATTTACGTAATTTATCAATCATCTTAAAATGATCATTTAAATCACCAATAAATCTATGGTTAATCAATGTCTCTTTCTTATTGGTTAATCTTTGATATCCTCGTATTTCGTTGTTTAAATTATTAATGATTTTAACGATATTTTCCTTTTCGATATTTGTTATTAGGAACTTTTCTTTTTTTAATTCTTCTGCAAATTTAAATTTAGGGTAACCAATATCAACGGTGTCTTCGTATGTTGAATTCATAAAATGTACCAAATCAATACTACCAATATATTTTGAAAAATTATCACCAAAAAAATAACATAAACGAGATAATGCATGTATATCTATTTTAGTATTTTCGTGCATTATTTTAATTGTAATTTTAGATTTTATTTGAAACATATCCAAAATCGAAGCGATTAATTTTCTGTCGTTTTTCTTTAAAAACTTTTCAGTGGGATAATACTTTTTAATCCATATACCGTAATCGTTAGATACTTTAATCTTTTTCAATTCAACAAATCGTTCTAACATTAATTGACAGAACCATATACCATTAAAACTAAAATTTTGATTAAGGTTAAATACCTTATTGATTTCAAAAATAAAATCGGTATTATTGAATGTTTCATTATACTCTTTCAACAGAACAGAGTTATCATCCAAACATTTTCTCATGTTTAAAATTCCACCATCTTTGAATTGCATCTCCAAAAAGTTGAAGTTGTTGGTTCTAAATGTCTTAGTTGTTTTCCTACCACTTTTATTCATACTAAGTGTGGTAAAATTACCATTATTAACATTAAACGTTACTGACTCAACACCAGTTGATTTCTTAAAGTAAATGTTGTTAAATGCCCTATGTCTATGGTGTCGATATAGTTTAATTGTTATTTTATCTCCGTGTCTCCTAATAGAACGTTCAATTGTGGTAACGGTCATTTCACTAAACGGGCTACCGTAATATTTCTTAATGTGTCTATCGTCCCTGGTCTCAAAATTTCTAATTGCGTAATTTATTATGGAACGTTCATTTATGCCAGGTTCACCATAGAAAAATTTTGTTTTTCTTTTTCCTACCTTTTCGGGAAATTCCGTTGTTCGACCAAAGGTCGGTCTTCTCATATCGCCAATTGTAAATTTTATAAGACTCTTAGCACTTTCAAATATTTCATCATCCCCATCATCAAGTGAGTCTAAATCAACCCCCATTGAACTTAATGATTCTTTCTTATCAATTATTTTACAATAATCCTTGAAAACCGTAATGGTCGCATAGGTGAATTTTTGATTTATAATTTCCTCCATTGTCTAATAGTTTATAGGACAAATATACAAAAAATATTTAGAAAATACTTATTAATATAAAATATATATTATGGCGAAAGCAAAAGGTACGTCGTCTTCAATAAAGAAGACTTTCGGAAAAAGAAAAAAAGGTGTTTATAAGAAAAGTTACGGTCCTAAGGCCCAAAAACCCAAAAAATACCAAGGACAAGGTCGTTAATTACTTAACGGAGCTTTTATGGTTGGATGACATTCGTACCCTTCAATAATGAATTGGTGTGGATAACTATTTCTTATAAATTTATCGAAAGTTTCCATGTGGTGTTCGAAATGTGTCAGGGGTATTGGACTGAACTTTAATACGGGTAAGTTTTTAAATGGTTCTCTATTAATTTGTTCTTTGGCATGTTCTAAATGATTAGAATACAAATGAACATCTCCTAAGTTACCAATTAAATCTTCTGGTACCATATTAACTTCCATTCCTAATATTTCCAATAATAACCCATAAGAGGCAATATTGAAGGGTAAACCTAAGAATGTGTCAACAGATCTTTGATTCCACATTAATGATATTGCTCGTTTAGGTATCTTATAAGATTCTAATTCTTCACTTAATCCGCCACCAAAAGGAACGATGTCATCAACCATTGATTGGAACTTTTCTTCTCCTACTTTTTTCTTTAATAAAACCCACATCTCTTCACCTGTTAACTTCCTTGTGTAAACTTGAAATCCGTAATGACAAGGAGGAAGTACCATATGGTCTAACTCACTTACATTCCAAGCACTAACCATTAATCTTCTACTATCAGGATTCGTTTTAAGTTCATTGATTAGGTTTGTGATTTGGTCTACATCTCGATAAGGTGAACCATCATCATTGTTATATATTTCCCAATCTCTCCATTGTTTACCATAGATTGGTCCTAACTCACCCCATATTTTTGCAAACTCTACATCCGATTTTATCCTTCCAATAAATTCTTCTTTTGTTGGTATTCTAGCAAACCATTTACCATTCTCATCTGTGCCATCAATTAGGAGACCATCATAAATCATATCATCTAAATCACCCACTGCACTTTTTTGCCAAATAGAATCTACTTTATTTACAAAGTTTTTATAAGCATCACCATCCCAAATATGACAATCATAATCCAATAAGAATTTGATATTGGTCTCACCTCTTAAGAACCATAATAGTTCGGCAACCATAACATTCCACGCCATCTTTTTTGTTGTAAGTAGTGGGAATCCCTGTGCCATTCTATGACGTATTTGTCTACCAAATACTGAAATGGTTCCAGTACCTGTTCTGTCCGTTTTTACGACTCCATTATCTAAAATATCTTGTAATAAATCCTGATATCTTTTATCTAATCTATTCATGTTTACCATTTTGGTGTCTCCAACCTTTTTATATTTTCTTGTTCGTCTTGTCTGGTGAAATTTTCTTTATGAGATAGAATTCGGTGAAACTCTCTATATGCGTGTGGTTGATAATTTTTTAAATAATCAAGACCATATTCATATTCAAATAAAATATCTTCATATCTTCTTTCTTTAGAATCAAATCCATCTGATTGCATTTTCAAATCCATTTGTAATTCGTTAATTACGTTTTGTAACGAATCTTCCTTACATATGTTTGTTGTCACAACGGGCGTTGGTTTATCATTAAAATACATTAATGAAACAAATACCCCAAGTAGGGAAACGATTGCCCCAAATGTTAATACACTTGTATCTTTATTTTCCATGTTCATATGTTTCTTGTATTTGAATCCCTATCATATATGTTAACCATCTAACCGTCAATCCCCAAGATGGTGATGTTACACCTGTCTCAAGAAACTCTGTTTTATTATAAAAGAAAACAATTGTTGGAATTAAAAACCAATGATGTTTCTTCTTATAGATAAAAAAATCTTTATAATATTTCTTTTTCATCTTCCTTTTTATTAAACAATGAATAAATTTTAGAACGATAATTTTCATACTGAGTCATTGCAATCCATTTACCAATGACACTACCTAAAATGTAAAAAATGATTCCGTAAAAATCACCTTTAAACATACCATCTAATGAATAATACGCCGAACCTAAAGCCATTAAATTTATGAAAACACTATTGAATAACAACGATTTAAGTTTATTTTCATATGTATATTTTATCTCCAACACTTTGAAGATATTGAACATAATTTGAAAGAATAAAATTAGTAAGTAATTTTTCATTATTTTTTGGGCTTTCTAAAATAATCCAGTACGATGTTGAGGGACCCTAAACTAATTATTCCCCATCCAAAATACTTCACTAACTCGGGGTCCGCACCTTTAAGTCCATACTTCTGAACTAGTATACCCGTTAATATCATCATTATATAGATGATTTCTTTAATCTTTATTTTCATTTTCTTTTAATTTATTTAAACATTTATATAACGTATTGGCTTCCATTAAGTTAAACATTCTATTTTGATTACAGAAATCTAATGCCTTTCCTATTATTGTCAATGCAGATTCTTTATCAATATCGTATACGAATTGGTCGAACTCATCTATGTTGTCAAATTCAATTAAACCTCCGAATATTCTTTCCATGTGTCAAATATATAAAATTCTTTTGGTAATTCCAAATAATTATAGGTATGTCAGTTCACATTAACAACAAAACTTTCAATGCCGAATATCTATCCCAACCAGAGGACATAAGTCGTGGTATGATGGGTAGAAAGTCGTTAGACGGTTGTATGGTTTTTAAAATGGGAAAAGGTCATCATTCATTTTGGATGAAGAATTGTCTAATCCCACTTGATATTGTCTTTGTACTTAACAACCGTATCAATCGTATTCATTCCAATTGTCCTGTTGAAGATTCACATAGGATGACTCTACCTCGTTACACCGGTATTGGTGACCACGTAATAGAATTTCCTGCAGGAACTACTGATGGTTGGAAAGTGGGTGATCGTGTTGCAATGTATCTTGGTTCTCCTCAGAATCCTGTTCGATAGGACTATCGTATTTCACTCTTGGTTTAACCTTTTCAAACACCCAAAAATAACTGTGATATTTTCGAGCGTGTTCTTGTTTAGTCCACTTGGTACCAAAGCTATTAATACGGACGTTTGATGTGAGGATGAATAAGTCTCTCGGATAGAATCCTAATTCCTGTGCCATATTCATAACCATAACGTGAGAAAAATGATTCTTACCTCCAGATACCGTGTCTTGACATTTAAAGACTACGTAACCACCTTTCTCACAAACTCGGTACAATTCCTTCAATGTGTTAAAATAGTGGTTTTTTAGGTGGTTATATGACTCATAACCCTCAAATCTCTTTGCTATAATCGAACTACCCTCTTTATTATCACGATAAGACTTACCAGCAATAACAAAAGGTGGGTCAAACATAATACTTTTCATCGTTCCGTCTGCAAACGACAAATTCTCTGAACTACATTCCACAACCGTATCATTAACAGGATAAATGTCGGATTTATTAATCGGTGATGGTAAATCTTTCCAAAAATTACCTTTTGAATATGTACAATCTAAATCGAATCTTTCGATATTATAGAGAAACATAATGTTTTTAATTGCGTCGTAGTTACTGTTGTAAACACTTTTTACGGGTTTAAAGTCTTTTTCCATTTGTTTTTTAATATTTTTTTTGTATACTTTAGTAAAATATAGGAAATAAAAAACAATAAACCAAAATATTTATAAAAAAACAATCACTATGGCCTGCGGATGTAAAAAAAACAACTCTAACCCACAACCTGTTCAACCAACGAACATAACTTTAAGTGAAACAGGAACACCTGTCGTTACACAACCGGCACCCGCACCGACAACAAATCAAACGGGGGTTGATGTAATTATTGACCGTTTAAATAATCAATAATATCGTTTATACTAACGATTAAATGAAGTATCGTCTTAATTGACGATATTTTTTAATCATTTCAGTATATAAGAATATATATAAAACAATATGAAAGTAGAAACAAAATTAACAAGTGTTAACATTTTAGATGATGTTTACAGGAAGTTTAAAATTAAATCAATTGAGGGTTCAATGAACCTACAAAAATTAGTAAATCGTTCTTTAGATTTATATTCTAAAGATGAAAACTTTAGAAACTCAATAAACAACCATAATGGTTTAGCAACAACAGGATCCAAATTTTAATATGAAGAAAAAAATATTATTACTATCTGATGATTTAAGAATGACAAGTGGTATTGCCACAATGTCGAAAGAAATTGTGATGGGTACCATTCACAAATATGATTGGGTACAATTAGGTGCGGCAATTAAACATCCAGAGTTTGGTAAAGTTGTTGATGTTAACGACGATATTAGAACAAGGACTGGTGTTAAAGATGCTAATTTGAAAATTATTCCATATAATGGTTATGGTGACGTTGGTATTCTTCGTAAATTAATAGATGAAGAAAAACCTGACGCCATTTTACACTTTACTGACCCACATTATTGGCAGTGGTTGTACGATGTGGAACACGAAATAAGGCAACAAACTCCAATATTATTTTATCATATATGGGATGATTTACCAGACCCACAATATAATAGAGATGTTTTTGAATCTTGCGATTGGTTGGGTTGTATATCTAAACAAACGTATGGTATTGTACATCGTGTTGGTAAGAGAACTGATAAAGTAACATTTAATCCATTGAAGAATTGGCAAATTAGTTATGTTCCTCATGGTATTAATCCTGATTTATTTAAACCATTGGATAGAATATCAGATGATATTAATAATTTAATTCATGGTGATAAGAAATATGATTTTGTTTTATTCTTTAACAGTAGAAACATTAGAAGAAAGCAACCAAGTGATGTAATTTATTCATTTAGATTGTTCTGTGATATGTTATCAAAAGAAAAGGCAGATAAATGTTTATTACTAATGCACACAAATCCTGTTGATGAAAATGGTACTGATTTACCTGCGGTAATTGATGCCGTTTGTAAAGATTACGATGTTAAGTTCACCAATTTAAAATTGGAACAAGATAAGTTAAATGAGATTTACAATGGTGTTGATTGTACAATTAACATTGCAAACAATGAGGGATTTGGTTTAACAACCGCAGAGAGTTTAATGGCGGGTGTACCAATCATTGTTAATGTTACTGGCGGATTACAAGACCAATGTGGATTTGATTATACTGAAGATGATTACATTAATGTAGGTACACTTCACAATAAAGAAGTACATGGCAACATAAATCATGGTGATTGGGTTGAACCTGTTTGGTCATCGGCAATTAATCTAAATGGTTCGGTACCAACACCATATATCTTCGATGATAGAGTTAATGACAATGATGTTGCAAATGCCATCATGGAAATGTATAAAATTGGTAAGAAGAAAAGAAAAGAAAAAGGATTAAAGGGTAGAAAGTTTATGATTAACAATCTATCAAATAAAATAATGTGTGATAAAATGATTGAGGGTATCGAACAAACCTTAGAGAATTTTAAGCCGAGAAGTAAATTTAATTTATACAAGATTATATAATATGAACAAACCATTTTTATTATTTAGGGGACCAGTTAAAACAAGAAGTGGATACGGTGCACACTCAAGAGATTTGTTACAAGCACTTTATGAAATGGATTTGTTTGAAATTAAGATTGATAGTTGTATGTGGGGTTCAACCCCGATGACAGCATTGGAAGATAATTTATTTCATAAATGGATTGAGTCTAATATTGTTAGTCAGTTAGAAAAGACACCAGACATTTACGTTCAAGTAACCGTTCCAAATGAATTCCAAAGAGTTGGTAAATTTAATATCGGAATTACTGCTGGTATTGAAACAACTATTGCACCTAAGGATTGGATTGATGGTTGTAATAGAATGGATTTAATCATTACAACGTCCACGTTTTCAAAAGATGTTTTGTTACAAACAGTTTATAATGAGAATGAACAAAACACGGGTAAGTTAATCAAACAACACAAAATCGAAAGACAGATAGAAGTACTATTCGAAGGTGTTGATACCAAAATATACAACAACGTTTATAACAACATTGACATTGACATCAAAGAAGATTTTGCTTACTTGTTTGTTGGTCATTGGTTAAAGGGTGACACAGGTCAAGATAGAAAAGATGTTGGTATGTTGATTAGATGTTTCGCTGAAGCATTTAAGGATGTTGAAGATAGACCCGCACTTATACTTAAAACATCATCCGCATCGTTTTCAATTAAAGAAAGAGAAAGTTTTAGAAAGAAGATAGAAGGGTTAGTGAGTGATTATAAAAATCCACCATCAATCTATTTGTTGTTTGGTGATTTAACTAATGATGAAATGAATAATTTATATAATCATCCTAAAGTTAAATCAATGGTGACGATTACAAAAGGTGAAGGGTTTGGTAGACCTTTATTAGAATTTACAATGACAGGTAAACCCGTAATCGCATCTAATTGGTCAGGACATAAGGATTTCTTACCTATGGATAAAGCAATTATGATTGGTGGTAAATTAACTGAGGTTCATGAAAGTGCAGTTGATACTTTTATATTAAAGGATTCTAAATGGTTTACCGCAAACTACAACGAAGTATCCGAAGTTTTTAAATTGGTTTACAAAGACTATGATAAGTTTTTAGAAAAGTCTATGATGTTGGGTGATGAGAATAAAGAAAAATTCTCAATGGAAAAAATGAAAGAGAAGTTTAAAGACATCATCAATCCATTCTCAATACAACCAAAAGAACAAAAACTAATTTTACCTAAATTAACAAAAATTAAATAATATGGCAAGAGGTAGAAAAAAAATAAAGGAGGAATTATTACAATCGGTTATTGATAAATTAACGGTTGACGATAAACCAAAAATTGAAACGTATATGCCCTGTGAATGGATGATTCAATTTGATAATGACGAACCTCAATTATTCACAACTGCAGATGAAACCGTAGAATCACCTGAGGTTATTATTAGGATACAAAATACTAACGAGGGTTATATTAAGTTTACCGACCCGACATCAGGTAAAACATTTAAATTATTTGCTAGACCAAAAAAATAGTAATGAACTTCAAATTTTTCAAAGGTGATGAAACACCAACACTTCTTTTTCAACCACATACATTTACACCAGAGAATGTTGAGTTTTGTTTTCAGTTCGGAAACAATGAACCTATTGTATTTGCAACAGGACCAAATGAATGTTCAATTCGATTAAGTCCAACTTCAGATACCAGTATGTTGTTCACCGACAATGATAAAGAGTTTAAATTATTTGCAAGGGAGATACAAAATGGTTAAGAATTTTAAATTTTTTCACGGGGTAATTAGAAGTACGTTAACCGCAACGTGGTCAGCACAAGAACATGAGCATTATGGTATAGATGCTGAGGCGGAATTAACTAGAATGATGTCGGAAGAAATTGCCAGAGGTATTGATGAAGAAATTATTAATGTAATAACAAGAAGTATAAACGGCGGTGGTAATCATGGTTTTGATTATTTAAACCATTGGTTAAGAATGGGGGAAAATAGAGCATGAAATGTGAAAGACATAGTTGGGACACGGATGATAGAGAGTGGTGTTGGAAATGTGAGGAATTAACAATAAATGAAAATAAAAAGAAATATGAAGATAAGTTTTGCAATAACAGTTTGCAAGGAATTGGAGGAGATAAAGAGATTAGTACCTTTCTTACTGAAACACAAAAGAGTTCAGGATGAGATAGTGGTTCTCTATGATGAAAAGAATGGTGATAAAGAAGTTTTAGAATTCTTATTACCATATAATAAATTACCAAATGTACAAACATGGAGGTGTTTTGATTGGAACAATAACTTTGCAGATTGGAAAAATATTCTTAATGGTTATTGTGAAGGTGATTACATTTATCAAATCGATGCTGACGAAATGATTAGTGAGTATATGGTTAAGAATTTATCAGACATATTAGAAATGAATCCAGATGTGGACTTAATATTTGTTCCAAGAATTAATACAGTTCAAGGTTTAACTGATGAACATATTAAAAAGTGGGGATGGAAAATTAACGAAAATGGATGGGTTAACTATCCTGACGCACAAGGAAGAATCTATAAGAAAGGAATGAGTTGGTATGGTAAAGTACATGAGAGGATTCTCGGTGGTCAGAAATTTTCATCGTTACCAACCGACGATGATGATTATTGTATACAACACCATAAGACAATAAATCGACAAGAAAAACAAAATCAATTTTATAATTCAATATGAAATATCAATATCCAGAACACTTCAAGTATCCAAACGAAAGGATATTCTTTACTGACCATATAGATTTATGGGAAGAATTTTTAGGTCAGTTAAAAAACAAACCAAATATCACTTTAGAGATTGGTGCATTATATGGCGGTTCCTCTGTTTATATATTAGAAGAATATTGTAAGTTAGAAGGTTCTCATCATTACATCATGGACATCAACACCAATGAGTTTATAGAAAATAATATTGAACCATATACTGGTAAGGTAAGTTACTTACTTGGTGAATCAGCAGATGCATTTAAAGTTTTGGAACACGATGGTTTAAATAAAGAATTCTTAGACTTAATATACATAGATGGTAACCACATGTCTAAGTATGTTTTAGAAGATGCGGTTAACGCTTTCTATTGTTTAAAAGACGGTGGGTATCTTGTATTTGATGATTACGGTGGGGGTTGGGAACAACCTAGACATATGCAAGTTAGGACCGCAGCAGATGCGTTTATGGATGCATATGTAAATCACTTTAAAATATTACACAAAGGATACCAATTAATTTTACAAAAAACAAACTACGTTAACATAATTGAATTTAAAGAAAATTATTATAAAACATTATAAAATATCAAAAAAATTAACTATATTATAAAAAAAACACAATGAAAAAAGAGATACCATTATTTAAGGTTTTTATGGCAGACACCGCCGCAGATAAAGTCGCCAAAGTATTAAACAGCGGATTTATTGGTCAGGGACCTGTCGTGGATGAGTTTGAAAATACACTTAGTCAATATTTTCAACACCCTTACATTTCGACATTAAACGCAGCAACATCTGCAGAACATTTAGCGTTACATCTAATTAAGAAACCATTCAGATTTACAAAGGCAGATGGTTATGGTGTTAGAGAAAACGTATGGGACGGTATGAAAGATGGTGATGAGGTTTTAACAACCGCATTAACCTGTACCGCAACTAACTGGCCAATACTTGCTAACAATTTCAAAATCAAATGGGTGGATATTGACCCTAAGACTTTGAATATGGACATGGATGATTTAGAAAGAAAAATTGGTCCTAAAACAAGAGCAATTATGGTTGTCCATTGGGGTGGTTATCCTGTTGATTTGGATAGACTTAGACAAATCCAAGAAAAGTCTTTACGTATGTACGGATTCAAACCAGCTGTCATTGAAGATTGTGCACATGCTATGGGTAGTAAGTATAAGGGTAAATTGATTGGTACACATGGTAACATCTGTACATTCTCTTTACAAGCAATTAAACATATCACATCAGTTGATGGTGGATTGTTATTCTTACCACACGAGGAATTAAATAGAAGAGCTCGTTTATTAAGATGGTATGGTATTGATAGAGACTCACCAAGAAAAGACTTTAGATGTGAAGCAGATATCGAAGAGTGGGGTTTCAAATTCCATATGAATGATGTCAATGCAGCAATTGGAATGGAGAACTTTAAACACGTTGATGAGATTGTTGGCAAACATAAGTCAAACGCAAAATACTATGACGATAATTTAAAGTATGTACCAGGTTTAACTTTATTAGAAAGAAATCCTGATATGGAAAGTGCGTTTTGGATTTACTCATTGTTAGTTGAAAGAAAGGGTGACTTCATGAAATATATGAAAGAGTGTGGAATTGCAGTTTCTCAAGTTCACGAGAGAAATGATATTCATACTTGTGTTAAAGATTATCGTGCAATGTTGCCTAACTTAGATAGAACTATCGGTAGTGTTATATCAATCCCAATTGGTTGGTGGTTAACAGAAGAAGATAGAAAGTATATTGTGGATTGTATTAAAAAGGGTTGGTAATGGAAAGAGTGGTTTACGATTCATTTTTGAAATCTGATGTAACGGAGTTTGCGTTAGGTTATGATAAAGTTAAAAACCATACTTGGTATGATAACTTAAATTACATGGTTGATTTATCTAAAAAATATTTCAATGAAGATGATTTCATTATGGACTACTCTTGTGGTACTGGAATTTTTTGTGAGAGATTATTGAAATCAATGATTGATTGTCCAAGAATTTTAATGATGGACTCCTCACCAAAATATCTAAAACTATCACATGATAAATTTGGTAGAAATTATAAATTTCATTTTAGAGTTATCAATTACCTTAAAGATGAAGGTAGACTACAAACAATATCGGAGGTCTTAGGTAAAGAATATGAACAATTATTAGATGGTATTGTTTGTACAAATGCAATTCACCTTTATCCAACAATAGATGAGACAATTAAATCTTGGAATAAAATTTTAGTTAGGGGCGGTAAGTTATTAATTAATTCAGGTAACATCTATAACCCACTAATGGGTGAAGAAACCAAATTGATTGACCAAACGGTAAATGAGATATCCCACTTATCATATGACATTGTGAGGGAGAATCCAAAATATTCCAAATATGTTGATTTAATCAATGATTTTGACTATATTAATAAACATAACACATTAAGAGATAAATATTTTTTACCCATTAGACCCATCGATTTTTACACAGATGAGTTAATTAAAAATGGATTTAAAATTGTAGAAGTTAAAACCATTAATGTTGACGCAAAGGTAGACGAATGGTTTGACTTCTTAAAAGTTTATCACGAAGGTATTATCGGTTGGATTGGTGGTTCTAAAAAAATCACGGGTATTGAACCAAGTGAAGATGAAATCAACGACAGAGTTGATATTATCAAATTGGCATTAACAAAAATGTTTAATAACCAAAACGACTTTAAGGCGTGTTGGAACTATATAATTTGTGAAAAAATATGAAAGTAGGTTGGAACGAGGAGATTAAAAAAGAATTAGGATATTGTGGTAACAACGTTGTGATTGGTCATAACGTTGTTTTTACTAACCCTAAAAATGTGTTCTTAGGTGATAACGTTAGGATTGATCCATTTTGTTTAATTACAACCGCATTGGAGGTTGGTAGTTACGCTCAAATATGTTCTCATGCGGTACTAGGTGGTGGCAACCAACATAAGATTACTTTAGGTAAATGGAATTTCATTGGGTATGGTTCCAAACTGTTCTGCGCATCGGAAGATTATAGTGGTGAGTTTGGTCCTGTAAATGAATACTGGGGTAACAATAAAATTTTTAGAGGTGATATCACATTTAAAGATTATTCAGGAATAGCGTCTGACGTTATGGTTTTACCAGGAGTTACCTTCCCTGAAGGTTGTACCATTGGTGCTAAAAGTTTTGTCTACTCAAAATCAGAATTAAAAGAGTGGTCGGTTTATTTAGGTAACCCATTATCTTTCCATAAAGAAAGAAATAAAGAAAATGTTATCAACTTTTCAAACGACCCAAATTTTTTAAAGAGTAGATGAGTAAATGTTTAAAAATAATTTGTTGTTACTTCGGTAGAAGAGGTAGTCATCATAACACACCGTCAAATATTTTTGATTTTGTTAAATTGATGATTGACAATGAATTAACAATAGATAACGGTATCAACACCGATGTGGTTTTTGTTATTAATGAATCAAATGACCAAGAGAATAGAGACTATATGTTATCTCTTAATGGTAAAGAAACAAAAAATGGTAAATTAATAATAGAAACCAGACATAATCAAAAAGGTTCTTTTGGTGCATATTACGATATGTTTTTAAAATACAAAGATGACTATAGTCATTTCTTTTTTTGTGAGGACGATGTTTTAATTGACAGAGAACATTACATGAAAGAATTTGTAGAATTTTGTGATAGTGGTGACGATATTGGGTTTGTTAGTTTAGCTCCTATCTATGTTGGTAGAACATATCCAAAACATTCGGGAGGAGGTTGTGGATTAACAAGTAGAGAAAAGTTTTTAAATGCAAATCCAATTGATTTTATTACGTCGTTTTTAAATGATCCAAGAAAAGATTCTATAAACGCCACGTATGAAAAATTAACAAGATTGGAAATTGAGTTCACGAATAGGTTTGTCTTAAAGAACATGAACATATTCAATCACCCAAAATTTAGTCCATTATGTTCAAATTATTCCACACATTTTGGTCATAGAAATAACTTTAAAGAGGAATATTTGAAATTAGAATTTATATATAAAGTTGGGTTTTAAAAATATTTATTAATATGAGAAATTTTAAACAAAATCATGAAGAAATGAACTGGCCGTGGGTGGAATCCCCTTTCTTCAATGAATTAATTAAACATCAGGAATTAACTGATGAACAAAAAGAATTGGCCATAAAACTCAACAAAGATGGTTATATCATTTTGGATTTAGGATTGACCGATGAACAAATCGAATCATTTAAAACTGAGATTGACACTTTAAATGATAGAGATACTGTCGTTACTCAAGCGGATGGATATCACTATTCAAAAGGTAAGAGAATATTTGAGGGTTGGAAAGATAGTGAGATGTTACAATCTCTTTCTTTGAATCCTGTGGTTATGGATACGTTAAGATTACTTTACAAGAGAGAACCTTACCCATTCCAAACAATCACATTCAATTATGGTTCTAATCAACCATTACATAGTGATTTAATTCACTTCGATTCAATGCCGCATAGATGGTTAACAGCGGTGTGGGTAGCCTTAGAAGATATGACCGACCAGAATGGTTCATTGTTGTATGTTCCAGGTTCCCATAAACTACCCATATTTGACTTCTACGACCTTAAAGTTAAAGTTCCTGAGTATGGTAAGCAATTCGATAGTTACGCCGAATATGAGGAGTTTATTAGACAACTGGTGGAGGTACAAGAATTAGAAGTAAAACCATTAATCTGTAAGAAGGGTCAGGCTCTTGTTTGGTCGGCTAACTTAATACATGGTGGTGACATTATCAGAGACCCAAATAGTACACGTTATTCACAAGTGACTCACTACTATTACGATGATTGTGATGTTTATTATTCTCCTATGTTCTCAGAAGCATGGAAAGGTGATTTTAAAACAAAGGATTTATCGGGTAAAAATATAAGAGAATTTAAACATACAAAATAATGAGCATAAAAATAGTAGGTATCGGTGCATATGTACCCGAAAAAGTTTTAACAAATAAGGAGATTGAAAAAATGGTCGATACTGAAGACCAGTGGATTCAAGATAATTTAGGAATTAGAGAAAGAAGAATTAGTTCCGATGACCAACTAAGTTCAGACTTGGCAGTTAAGTCAAGTATATCTGCAATTCATGATGCAAACTTAACAGTTAATGATATTGATTTCATTATTATGGCAACATCATCACCTGACAGAATTAGTCCATCAACCGCTTGTTTATTACAAGAGAAGATTGGTGCGTTTAATGCTGCTTGTGTTGATATTAATGCTGTTTGTCCAGGATTTCTATATGGATTACAAATTGCAAAAGGATTGTTATCTATCGGTCAATACAAAAACATATTATTGGTTGCGTCAGAAACTTATTCTAAGTTAACTGATTGGTCAAGACGTGATTGCGTATTCTTTGGTGATGGTTCAGGTGCGGTTGTTCTACAAAGAGATGAATCAAACTATTGTGAAATTGATTTATACGCTGATGGTACAGGTAGAGAGGCTTTTACCGTTCATCATAATGAATATTTCTCAATGATAGGTAAAGAAATCTTTAAGGGTGGAACCACTAAGTTACCGTCATCTATACAATCTTTATTAGAAAGAACTGGTGTTGATAAAAATGATATTACACATGTAGTTCCTCACCAACCAAGTATTAATATTTTAAAGAAGACCGCGGAAATATTAGATGTGGATTTTTCTAAATTTGCAACATCGATGGGTGAATATGCAAACACCGCGGGTGCATCTATTCCCATTACACTTAACAAACTTTACGAACAAAATAAATTAAAGAAAAATGATTTATTACTCCTAACAACAATTGGGTCTGGATGGGTATGGGGTAGTGGATTAATTAAATGGACAAAATAATGAAAAAAATATTATTAATTGGAGGAACGGGGGGATTAGGGAATCAACTAACTAAACATTTAAGTTTAAACTATACATGTCTTTCAGTTGGTTCTAAATTATTAGACGTAACTAACGAAGAACAAGTAAAAGAATTTCTTAATGATGTGGATTATGACATTATAATTTATCTTTCGGTTAAAAATATCGACGGATTAATTCATAAACAAACTAAGGAAACAACTGAATCTCAATTAAATGTAAATTTATTTGGGTTTTTGAATGTTCTTCGTCATTCAACTAATAAACTTAGAGAAAAATGTTTCGGTAGAATCATTTATATATCTTCAGTATTATCTAAGAAACCTATTAGAGGTACTGGTATATATTCGGCAAGTAAAGCGTTCTGTGATAACTTAATTAAAACATATTCATTAGAGAATTCAAAATACGGAATTACATCTAACTCCATTCAATTAGGATATTTTGAGGGTGGATTAACAGATAAAGTTCCTGTAGACATTTTACAAAATGTAAAAAATAGTATATCTTTAAAAAGATTGGGTAAGGTTGCAGAAATGTCAACTTTAATCAAAACAATAATCGATACCGAATATATAAACGGTACAAACATATCAATTACTGGTGGTTATGAAAATGAATAAATTTTTAATTATTTTGGCATATTATGAAAGGCCAAAAATCGTACTAAACTCATTAAAATCAATTTTAGATATTTCATATCCAGAATTTGAAGTTCACTTTATCGACGATGGTTCAACAAATAGAGGAGAACCAATTGTTAGAGAGGTTTGTTCTTCAATAATTGATAAGTTTACATTTCATTATATAGATAATACTATTGAACAAAAAAAGGTACAGGGTGGTAGTATACATGGGAAGTATCTCAATTTAGCCATTGAACAAAGCGACGCGGACCATGTTATTATTCTATGTGATGATGATGCCATTTTTCCACACTTTCTAACTAAATTGAATGTGTTTTTAAATAAGGAAGAAAATTTAGATAAAAAATATTTCTATCATAACATGGTATTATACAATAGTTTAACGGAACCTTACACTGTTGGTGCCGAAAGAAAAGATTTAAGTTATTTTACCAATCAATGGAAAACACCAATACATTGTTCAAGTAGAGTTGACTCTTCACAAGTAACCTACTCAAGAGAGGCATTTTTTAATGATGGTTTATCTTATCCGGCACCTCAAACATCAGGTTTAGATGCTGCAATTTATGAACAAATGTTTCAAAAATGGGGACCTTGTTATTATAGCAGTTTAATATCACAAGTAAAATCAAATAACGAAGACAATTTAATTTGGAAGGATAAAACAGATAATATGTTTATAACTAAAGACATGAAATAATGAATATAACATTCGTACTTGCAGTATATAATAAATTAGATTTAACACAGGAATGTTACAATCGTTTACGTAACATATACCCAACAGCACCTTTGGTGATTAGTAGTGGTGGTTCATATGATGGAACCAAAGAATGGTTGGAATCATTGGAAGATAAGAACCTTTCTTTTATTCATGATGATGATAGGTTGACATTTTCTGAAACATATAATGCGGCAATCAAACTTGTTGATACTGAAAAACTTGTGTTGATTCACAACGATATGGTAATTGGTGAACAGTTTTTAGAGAACTTAGATAGATTATTAGATGAGAATCCAAATACATTATTATCCTATACAACAATTGAACCCCCAATTTTTAGAGGTCATCAAAGAGCAGGTAAAGTATTATTAGATTTGGGTTCGGGGTTTGATAACTTTGACCAATATAATTTTAATGCTTATGTGGACCAATGGAAAGATAGTAAGAACCTATACAATGGTGCGGTGTTCTTTATGTCAGGATTTAAAAAGATGTTTGATGATATTGGTGGGTTTGATGGTTTCAGTTTTGTACCCGCATTTTGTGAGGATGATGATTTCTTAATCCGTGCGAAACTAAAAGGTTATAATTTAAAAACGTGTGATTCTGCAATCACCTATCATTTTGTTTCGCAGACATCAAGATTTAGTGATGATTACAAAAAAGATAGAATGTTATATGAGGTTTCATCTAACAGAAACTTTGTTAGAAAGTGGGGAGTACCAATCTCAGCATTCAATGAACTTAGGTATTGGGAAGAAGATAACTTTACTTATAAGACTTTTAATATGGGTTTAACTACTCGTAATAGAAATAGATTAATGGAAGTAGAACCATTCTTCGATAAAATCGATTTAGGGGAGATTCCTGAGACTTATATTGAAAATGAACAAAAGAATACACGATACGATTTAAGGTCGAAATTTACCCTTACAGATACGGTTGATGTGATGATTACGGAGGTTGATCAATTCACAGATGACGACATTAGAACTTTACATAAAATAAGGTTATCGATACCTTACTATGAGCCTGGTGAATACCAAATAGGAAATATGATGATAGTTATTAAGAAAACTATTTAATGAATATACTTGTAACCGGAGGAGCTGGATTCATAGGTACCAATTTAGTTAAAAGACTTTTAAAAGATGGTCACGATGTAACATCGTTAGATAACTACTTAAGTGGTTTTAGTTCTAATCATCAAGATGGTGCAAATTATATATGTGGTGATGTTAGAAACTTATCGATATTAGATGATGTGAAATATGATGTTATATTTCATTTAGCGGCCATCGCAAGAATACAACCATCATTCAAACATCCTGTTGAATATTTTCAAACAAATACTAATGGTACATTGAACGTGGTACAATATTGTATTAAGAATGATATACCACTAATTTATGGTGGGAGTAGTTCACATCATAGTGGTAAGTTTAAAAATCCATACACTTTTAGTAAAGATATTGGTGAGGAAATAGTTAAACTTTATCAGGAACATTTTGGTTTAAAATCATCAATAACTCGTTTTTATAATGTATATGGTCCTTACCATTTAAAAGATGGTGGTTATAGTACAGTTATTGGTAGATGGGAGAAACAATATGATGATGGTGACCCTTTAACCATATATGGTGATGGTTCTAAGAGGAGGGACTTCACACACGTTGATGATATTGTTAATGCGTTAATTAAGATATGTGATAAACAAGTGTGGGGGCACACATTTGAATTGGGTAGAGGTCAAAATTTCTCGCTGAATGAGGTTGCTGATATGTTTAAAAAAGATAGAGTTTATATGGAAGATAAACCAGGAGAAGCTCAAGAAACTTTATGTGAAAGTACATTAGCTAGATTAATTTTAGATTGGATACCAATCGTAAATTTATATGATTATATAGATGAGTATAAAAAAAAGGGACTATAAAGTCCCTTTTTCTTTTTTGATTAATTTAAATAAGACCTGATATTTGTCTTTCGTTTTACCCGCATCCTTTAAATCTTCTTTGGTAATTTCAGGGTATTCGATTTCAATTTCTTGATTTAAAAGTACACCATATTCATTATCAAATTCGATGTATTGTGGGTTAATAACTTTACCAGTTACATTACCCTCCTCATCTTTCAATTCATTATACATTTTAACTAAGACTCCACCCTTACCATCTTCTTCACCATATTTTTTGATTAACTCATCTCTTAATGCTTCAACCTTAGTTCTCTCACCTTTAAGTTCTGTTGAGAAGTCACTCAATTCATATTTCAAAATGATTGAAAGGTTTTGTTTACTGAATCCCTCAAACACTTGTTCTCCGGTTTGTGGTTCAATATATCCGTTTATTTCACTTTCTAATTGTAGAACATCTCCTAATTTTAATGTAATTTTTTCCATATTTTTTTAATTCTATTTTTATAATATATATCTTAATTTTAAAAATGTAAAGATTAAATTATCGTCAATAATGCATAAGTAATCATAATAGATATCCACACAATTAAAGCCTTCAAGTAGGTCATAAATCCAGTGTGGAAATACTTCTGACCGATTGGTAGACATTTATGTGATGGGGATATCAAATATGCTGAATATTCCAATGTAAAGAATAATACGAAATATTGCATACCAAATACACTCGTTAATAAACTAACAATACTCGCATATTTTGCGGAAGATCCCAACATAAATGATGATAGAAATGATATCATTGCAACAACTAGAATGTGTTCAGGTTTACTATATTGTTTAATATACCCTTCAATTACATTATAATATGAACCAACCAAGTTACCAAGAATAATAACCAACGCCACTATCCATATTAATTCCCAATCAATATACCCTAATATTTTATTCCAACTCTTAGAGTAATATACTAACCATACTGTAAATCCAGTAAAGAAACCAAAATAGTATTGGGTAAAGAATACACACATTAATATGGTTACTAAAAATGGTATAACCACCATAGTTATATTTTGCATATTAATTGGTCCATCCTTAACTTCGATATCAATCTCATCATCTTCTAATGATAAAATGTAATAGGTTACATACAAGACTGAAATTAAAAGTAATGGCCAAATATATGACATGAATTGCATATAGGTTAAACCTAATACCGCCATTGGAATGATAACTGTTTTCTCCAATGGTGACCACAGATAATAGTGATGTGTTGCAAGATAGTCAATGATGCCAAACTTCTTACGTTTCTTATTATCTATAGGTGCAATACTATTCAACATAGATGCTGATAACGCAACACGTCCAGGAATAGGTAAGATACCACCAAAGAGTGACACTAAAAATACCACCATTCTTTTAGACTTAACTTTTTGTTCAAGTAGTCTGAAGATGTCCATAAGGTATCCTCTTTCTTTGAGGATACCTGTTACGAACATAATGAATATTAAATAGACAAGAAACTCTTGTCCTTTGATTAGAATTGACATAATTAAAAATTATATTTAAGGTTTAAATTAATACTTCTTGTTGGTAAATCAACTGACGATCCCCAGACTCTACTAGCATCATTAAATAAGTTATAAAACAACATTGTGTATTCTAAATTTTTATACTTTGTGGTGTATCCAACGTTCACCAATCTCACACCTTTATTGTGTAAAAATTGTCGAACATCATTTCTATCTGCAAATGATAAAGATTGATCAATTGGTTGATATCTACCTTCCACCCATAGCTTATTATAATTTAGTTTGATGTAGCCAAAATATGGTACTGTTTTATCAACTGGTTCTGTTGTTCCTGTTAATCTTTTAACACCATAAACATATTCTGCTCTAGCATTCACACCTAGTTTAGTTCCAAACAAACTATCATTAAAATAACCTAACGTTGCGCCATTTACTGAGACACCACCAATGTTATCGGTCCTAAATACGTTTGTCGATAGTACGGTTACATTAAATGCATCATCTAATTCTTTGAAGTAAACATCAAAATATAAATTACTTCTTTTATAACCAAATCGATATGTTTGACCTCTCTCTTGTATTAAATCCGGGTTTGGTAATTGTGTACCTCTACCATTTGTCATTGCTTGTTTAATCATCAAATAACTTGGTGCGTTTAAGCTATTGTCATAACTTGCAAATAGACCTTTGTATCCAACAATTGCTGAATATTCAAAACCATTAAATGGATCAATATCAGTTATTTGAACATTCTTTAATCCTAAACTTGTGTAAACTTTTACTTTATAAATTTCATTAATCCAACGAATACCATGCTTTGTTGTTTTATAATCATCGTTTGATACCCCGCCAACTAAACCATTTTCATATCTTATTTTTTCGATTGTGTTTGTTGAATATATACTAAATGAATGTGGTAATTGATATTCAAGATTTGCGGTATATGCGTCTAGGTGACTAGCAACTTTTTTTGTCCCATCTAAAATATCTTCCGCACTATTTTGATATGCAAGATTTACACGTAGTCTGTTTAAATTCATCTCATGATTAACAAACAAATATCTTTGTAGTTCCCACGTATAAACCGCCGGTCTTTGATAACCAGAACTTCTGAAACCACCGTTCCATCTATCTGTTCTTTCTAAATCATTTGATTGTGAAAAAATTAAAGTTGTTTTTTGTGTTGAAGACCAGTTGGCTTCAGACACCAATGCTTTTTGGTTGTAAGCACTGTGTTGAAATGTACTATCTGGAGATATAACATTACCATAATCGATGTTGTTAAAACCAATACCAAATTTCTTACCTTTATAAGATGCTGATTGGCTAAATCCATCCGTACCACCCACATAATTTAATCCAACATGTGATGATTGTACACCAACCTTTCTTTCGATTGTTCCACCAATATTACCACCATCTGTAATAGAAATTAACTTTGTAAATTCTAGTGGAACCCATCCAAAATATTGATTTGGTCCAGTTCTAAATAAACCGTTATTAACCCTAATACCATTAATTGATTGGTCAACTTGATTACCAGTAAACGCACCAACATATGGACTTAATTGTCCCGGACTTGTTTCTTGAATGCGTGCAGAGTTCAAATATACTTTCGGATTTTTTATTACTTGTTGCACCTGATAGTTGGTGCCACCAACAACAACAACTTCTTTTAATTCTATTGAAGCTGTGTCTTTTTGAGTTGTACTGTTACCTTTTTGTCCAAATGACATAGTGGTAGTAAACAATAGTGCTAACATTAGCGATAGCATTGTGATTGTTTTTCTCATTTTGTTTTTGTTTAAGAAAAGTTTATAAAATTGCGGGGAGGAAGAGATTCGGACTCTCGATTGAATGTTAAGTCCAATAGCAGCTTCGGAGGCTGTCGGTTTAAACCACTCACCCACCTCCCCTTACAATATATTATAATATAAACAAAAAATATCAGATAATCAACTACCTCTCAATTAAAAATATTCCAAGACCATTCCAAAAATCATTACTATCTTCGCCGGATGTGTATAATTGTATTGAGTGTTTTATAAATAAGTTATTATCCTCAACAAATTTTTCAAACGACCCATTATCCCAATTCCAGTCATCCATAATAAGAATTGTTTCATTGGAAAATATCGGTAACATATTTGTTAACGCAACGTACTGGTCATGAAATTTTGTTTCTCCATCATAAAAAATGATATCAACATTTGGTAATGTTTTGAAATCGAAAGTTTGATAGTCTGTTTTATAAACCGATGTCTTATCCACATTACCAAACCTTTTAACATTGCTTATAAATTCTTCTTGTGGTAATATATCAATATTATGTTTATAATAGTTGCCAATTTTTTGACTAACTCCCTTAGGTGTTAGATTTGGTGACATAAAGTTATCAACACCTATTGAGTGGATGTCATTACCATAGATAGCAGAACAAAAAGTAGCTCCTCGAAAAACACCAATCTCAAGATATGTTGCACCATCAATATTACAAATGTTATTTAAAAAACATCTAACTTTATTACTGGTTATCCCATGAATATCTAAAATATCTTGAGTTAGTTTTGATACCTCAAGTTTACCCCATTCAATCGAGTCATCAATATGTTTAATTAAGTCCATGCGATTTCTTTTTATGGTCAGCAACGATGTCGCAATAATTACAATCCCAACATTGGAATTTACATTTCTTTATTTTATTTCTCCATCCCTTCAATTCATCATATGGTATACCGTCCAAATATGTTTCAGAGGTCTTGGAGAGTACTTCACTATTTGCAACATAGGAGTCAACAATTTCAATTGTTTCATCTAATCTATTAAAACTATCTCTACCGTGCATTTTGAATACGTCAATGTACTCCAATAATTCATCAAACTCTTCTTTAAATGGTGGTATTGTGGCCGCTTTAAAAAAGAATGCATTGATTTCTTTTTCCCATTTGTATTCACATGTTACTTTGGATATCTCATGATGAAAATATGGTAGTTCATTAGGTTGTCTAAGGTTGTTATATGAATAGTGTTCATCCATAACTGGACATCTACCTAAACAACCTTCATTAACAAGTAATGATAGTTTTACATATCTACCTTTCTCTTCTTGATATTTTAATTGTGCTTTCTTAATGTTTTTTAATTCTTCAACATCTCTCATTAAAATTCTATCGAGATTAATATAATCAAATCCTTGATCTGCATTATACCAAAAGTCTTGTCCTGTTGCAACTTTTCTTAATATGGTATTTTTAATTTCCATCTCAGGAAAATGTTTCTTCAATCCCATTGCAACCCAATGACCATGTGGAATAGTTATACACCTTAAACCCTTTTCATATAATGGTTTTAAATTGTCAACAAACAATTTGTAATTTTCGTACTTGGGTGAAACATTAATATTATTGAATGTGGCGCTTATTTTAATACCTAACGCCTTTTGTATTATCATTGCGTTTTCAAATATAACATCTCTGTCTTCTTCTCTAAACACCGCACCCATCGCATCCTGAGTGAATGGTGGTATTCTACACGTAAAATAAATGTCATAAATCCAATCTTTATTTCTTTCTAAGAATGGGTAAAATTTATTTACGAACATATCCTCCGTTAACATCGGATTAAACGGTATTGAAAATATTTTATTTGTCATTTGGTTCCTTCTAAACAACCGCCACAAATTCCATTACATTCTGTCTTGTAAAAAACACAATCTAAACATCCTTGCGGTATTGAATAATTTTTATGGTTTTCTATATAAAGTTTATCGAATTCTTCTCTAAGACCTAATATACCATTTTCTCCTGATATTTCCAAAACATTATTAATCTTTACTTTATCTTCTAATGGATAACAATGAATAGAACTACCATCTGGAAATATGTCTAATGGCATAAACCCACAAATTGTTTCATACTCGGGGATTTTAAATGTAGCAAAATTTAATGAGTTTTCCATTACCGCACCTTTTGTTTTACCCTCCCAAAGACATGGTGGAACTTGACAATCTGATGTTATTTTAATCTCATTATAACGTCCAAATTTAAGTATTTTGGTCATCTCAACACCCATCTCTTTATTGTTGATAAGATACGTTCCAGTAAGATCTAAACCTAGTCTTATGGCGTTTATGTTACCATCTAACTCGTGGTATAACCATTTGATGTAATCATAAAAATTTCTATCTTTCCAATCACTTGACATTGTTAATGCCAAATATAATCTTGGGTGGTTATCGAATCCCCATGTGTTAGCATAAGCCTTATAGATTTCCAAATAGTTCTTTTTAAAAACAACCATTCGGTTTTTCTCATTAAGTTCTGCGGCGTTAGGGAAAGTCCATCTAATGTTTTTAATATTATCTACAATATAATCTCTAGTTGTTTTACCAAAAAGAAAATTACTAACAAGATTTACTTTATAACCCCTGGAAAAGATATAATCCATTATTCCAATAAAATTAGAATGTTGTGTTGGTTCACCTCCAAGTATCGTGATTTCTTCGTTGTTATTATTTAGACGATAATGGTCGATAATTTTATCAACCATTTCTATATCCATTTCTCCGAGTGTGTGTTTTAGTCTTGCGTCTTCTTTTGTGAAACAAAATGAACAACCTTTTGCGCACGTCCCGTTAATAGCTAAATTCATTAAAAATCCATTTTCAATGTGAGAGGTGTTGTTGGAATGTTTTCATCTTCCCTTTGTTGTTTGCTCAATGCAACACCAAATTTTTCGTGCTTAAGTCTGTGGCAATCTGCGATGTTTACACACGCCTTAATTCTTTCTTCTAATAGTTGTTGCTCTAATAATAGATTAGCCAGTTTAGTATTATACGCTGTTACATTATTAATGATTTTTTGTACAAATACTGATTTTTCAATATTTCTACCAGCACATAAAATATCAATGATTGGTGTTTGATAATCTTCATCAGCAGTCCAACCAAACGCTTCTCTTTTTTGCTCTTCCCAAGTGTCTTTCTCCAATATAGAAGCATCAACCATAAGCTCTTTGTATCTTTCAGAAAATCTATCTGCAACTACTTTTCTCATCGCGGCTTTATTAAATGCGACGCCGGCCGCTTTGTCTTCGTCAGTAAGAAAATGTTTTACTTTTTCCGCTTCTGTTTCACTGGATTCTGCCAACTGTGGAATTTCATCCATGATATTTGAATTTGTTCTAACACTAATATAATCTTTATATATGTCAGCAAAAACAAATCCTTTAGCAACCTCTTCTGGTATAACTATTGCACCAAGTTTATTCAATTCAACTCTCATGTCGTTATACTCATCAGCTATTCTACCATAATTGTAATTTAAATACATTCCAACTACATGTATATAACCTGGAACATTACCTTGTACTTTAAAAAGAATATGTGTCATTATAATAATTTTTCTGTTTCTATTTTATTTGGTTCTGTTAATTTCAATTGATTCTTTAACGACTCTTCAATTGAGAAATTATCTGTTGTAGCTTGTGACATTAATTGATTTATATTTTTATCAATAGAAATCGTGTATGCTGAAGCCAAAGTTAAAACTTGTTTTTGTTGTTCAGGGTCCATCATAAGAATTGAATCTAAGTTACCTGTACCAATTCTACCATATGAAATCATATCCAACATTGCTTGTTTAGCCATACGAACAGTCCAATATTCGTGCTCATATTTTTCTTCCAATTCTGGATTACCAAAAACATCAATTAATTTGGTACCATCGGGTAAGGTGGCATCATCTGATTCCAAATATTCCTTAATTAAATCAATAAACCCCTGTCTTTCTCTATACGCATCTTTAAGATTTCTATTAAATTTTCTTAAATCAATACGTTTATCTGCAATGGTTAAATCAACCATTTCTTTTCTTTTGGTGTCGGTAATAAATTCTTTACTTTCTTCGTCCATTTGAATTTCAAGTTCGGCCTTTCTTACTGTATATTCCAAATGTTCAACAGCATCTTCTCTACCTCTTAATTCCAATAACCATTGTTTTAATCTCGCATATGGAGTTATTTGTGCACCCCCAACGAAATTATATGCCTTATATTTCGGTAATGCAAATGACATGCTTTCAGATATTTGCATTAGTTTTTCATCAAATGGGTTATTGATAAAATTAGACCTGTCGTATTTGTAACCTTGTTCCATAATTAATTGTTTTTATACAATATAGTGAAAAATATTCATAAAGTCAAATGTTATCTCCAACCACAATGTCCGGATGATGTTCCGGCATTTACCACTGGAGCTAATCCGGTAACCGCATTTGATCCAGTGTCGGTTGCATATATTAATTGCCAACTAGTGTTATTTTGACCCGTTCCATCGTAATTACCTAACATATACTGCCAATCTTGTCCTAATGCTAAGTTTTCTTCTCCACAGTTTTGGTGTGGTTTAGCTACGTTACCAAGATTCGTATCTGTGGAGTTACTCCACCTTCTTAGGTTATAACCACCATTATATGATCCCTCGTTACCGCAATATCCCTTACCGACTTTAGATGGTACACCTTTTTGTTGTGCGTGTGCGCCCCATTGTGTTGAGGAACTTGGTGTTTCATTTGAAAAATTAAATTTTATACCCGCAGATGTTGTCCACGCATATCCAAAACTTTCATCATAAAATGCACCGGCACCATCGTTACCGCTTATTGACGTTACACCAAATCCACTTACATAACTTTCGTTAGATAGGTTAAATTTTTCAATTGTTGTTGATCCACCCGAAATTAAATAGGCAAACTCCGTTTCTTTTTGCATAGTTGCAACGTCACTTCTAGCAATACCTGTGTTAAATTTAGCTTGATGAGCATAGTTTGTATCATTAAACATATTGATTGCCGATGTCCGAGTTCCATGAATACTATCCGGCCCTTTCCATGCTCCATCGTCATTTACTGACCAAATAAACAATATTGTTTTATTACATGCTCCCGATGTATAAGATACTGGATAATCTAATAATTCACCAACGTGAGTTGTTTGACTTGTTGAGTTGGTTGTTTTATGAACGTTTCTCCAAGGTGATGAATCTTTATATCCACCAGCCAAATAGGTATATGATAAAACTTGTCTATATTTAAATGCTATTGGAATGGTTTCTTGTGCCGCAATTCTCTCCCATCCGTTATCAATATTTGATACTCCAGTATATAACATTAAGAAACTACCACTAGTGGATTCTTCCAAATATAAAGAACCAGATAATGGTGAACCAGGTCTGCTTGCTCTAACACCTCTAGGTGGTCTATTAACCACCCTATCTGATGTTAAACTACCACTAACTTCTAAATTTTCGTATATCATAATTTAATTATTTTTATGCTCTCCATCCACAATGTCCAGATGATGTTCCAGCGTTTACACCGGGGTTTAATCCACTTACACTAGTTGTTCCTGTGTCTGTTGTGTAGCTAAATTTCCAACTTGTATTATTTTGTGCTCCATCATAATTACCTAACATATATTGATGGTCTTGACCCAATGTGAAATTTTCTTCTCCGCAGTTAGGGTGCGGTTTTGAAACGTTACCAATGTTAGTATCATTGGCGTTGCTCCATCGTCTAAGGTTGTATCCACCATTATAAGAACCTTCATTTCCAGCGTAACCTTTTCCAACTTTTGAACTAATTCCTTTTTGTTGTGAGTGTGCACCCCATTGTGTAGAAGATGCAATTGTTTCTGTTGCAAAACTCATTTTAATACCTGCCGAAGATGTCCAACCATATCCAAAGTTTTCATCAGAAAATGCAGAACCTCCATCGCCACCATCGATTGTTGATAAATGAAAACCAGTTGATATTGTTTCCGTGCTTAAATCAAATCTTTCGACGGTAGCACTACCACCAGTAAACATATATGCCACTTCTGTCTCTTTATGCATGGTTCCTAAATCACTTCTAGCAGTGGTAATATTAAACTTGGTTTGATGTGTATATTTTGTATCATTAGCCATGTTAATTGCTGAAGTTCTAACACTATCTACACTACTAGGCCCTTTAAATGCGTTATCTGTATTAACAGACCAAACAAAAAAGATATATCTGCTACAAGCCCCTGATGTATATGATGCTGGGTAATCTAATAATTCTCCAATGTGAGTTGTCTGATCAGTAGAGTTAATTGTTTTGTGAACATTTTTCCAAGGGGAGGAATCTTTGTATCCACCCGCAAGAAAAGATGTGCTTATTATCTGTCTGAATTTAAATCCAACATTAGCATTTACTTGTGACGATACTCTAACCCAACCACTATCATTGTTACTAACACCAACATAAACCATTAAAAAACTACCACTAGTGGCTTGTTCTAAATATAAAGAACCTGTTTGTGGACTACCTGGTCTATTTGCCCGTGACCCAACTGGTGATTTTATTACACCTTGTGCTTTTAAGGACCCACTAATTTCAATATTTTCGTGTAGCATATCTTATAAATATAATTTTTATGTTCTCCATCCACAATGTCCAGATGATGTTCCATCATTTACTCCTGGTGGTAGACCAGACGGATTAACAGTCCCACTATCGGTAGCATAAACAAATTTCCAACTAGTATTTACCTGTGCACCGTCATAACAACCTAACATATATTGATGATCTTGTCCCAATGTAAAATTTTCTTCTCCGCAGTTAGGGTGCGGTTTTGAAACGTTACCTAAATTAGTTTCAGTAAAAACATTCCATCTTCTTAAATTATAACCTCCGTTATATGTTCCTTCATTTCCCGCATAACCTTTACCCACCTTTGAACTAATACCTTTTTGTTGACCGCTCGCACCCCACTGTTGATTATTTGTGAATGTATCATTTGCGAAGAATAGTTTTGTGCCACTTTGTTGTGTCCATCCATAACCATAATTCTCATCTGAAAATCCTGATGCACCAGAAGGACCACTACCTGTAATTGATGTTTCCATTGCAGTTAAAGTGTACGGTCCACCATAGTACACACTATACATCGTTTCATTTGTTAAATTAAATTTCTCAACAGCAGCCACACCAGCACCGAATATCCACGCAAACTCTGTTTCTTGATGTAAAGTACCGCAGTCATCTCTTGCATTTGCTAAATCCCATTTTGATTGGTGAGCATATGCGGTTTCATTAACCATGTGTACACCACTAGTCCATGTTGAATGAATAGTACTATCTCCTTTAAATGTACCATCTGTGTTTGTTGACCATAGAAATAAAATACTTTTACTGCAAGCACCAGATGTATATGATGCTGGGTAATCTAATAGTTCACCTAGGTGAACCGTTTGGTCTGTTGAATTTGTTGTTCTATGAACATTCTTCCATGGTGATGCGGATTTATAACCACCAGCTAAGTATGAGTAATTAATAACCTGTCTATACTTGAATCCTGTTCTATCTGTATTTTGTGAACCAACTGGTTCCCAACCACCATCATAATTCGACGATGCCGTATATGTAACCACAAAACTACCACTAGTAGATTCTTCCAAATATAATGACCCAATATCAGGACTAGATGGTCTATTCGCCCTCGGTCCTCTAGGTATGATATATTGTCCACTTACATTTAATGAACCACTTACTTCAACATTCTCTCTTAACATATTCTATAATATACGTATTTTATCTTACAACTACAACCCTACCTGACCTAGAAGATGCAAAAGTTATTGTAACAACACTTGTACTTGTTGTAACGATTGATGATGGCCAGAACATATTATCTGAACTGTCATAAACAAATACTGCCACGTCTTTTGTTCCTAAACTATGTGTAACTGTTACTGATGATACACTACTGAATGTTGTTGAATATGATGAGTTAGCTGAAGTTTTTACTAAACTACCTGCAGAGTATATTGCACCAGCGGTACTAAATAAACCATCTGATGAACGTAATTCCGCCACAACGGTTGGTGATGTACTTGTGGTACCTCCTTTTTCGAATATCCAACCATACGTATTTGCATCTTCAACAAAGAAACGACGAGCCCATGATGTTACATATGTTCCCGTTGATGCTGTTATATTACCTGTTGGTCCCGTACTTGTTGCTCCACCATTAGCCATATAGTCACACCAAGCCGTGTATGTACCAAAACTATACCAACTTAGACCATGTGCGGTATTTGCATTCCGTTCAAATGCAATTCTGGGTGTTGTTACTCTAGCAAATGTTACATTTGATGATGTTGCCACGGCTTGCCCAATTGAAACTGTTACCGAACCTGTTGTGGTATCAACACTTACACCCGTTCCCTGATTAACTGCCGTTACTTTTGCTGCGGTGTATGTTGTTGAAATTGAACTACCGTTCCATGTACCTGTTGAGATGGTACCTAATGTTGTTACAGAAGTGCTACCAGCCGCAGGTGCAAAATCACCCGTTGCACTATTTGCCGCTGTACCAAATGTTCTATATGCTAAAACATCAGTACCAATTGCCAACCCTAAATTTGTTCTTGCTGTTGCTGCGGTTGTTGCTCCCGTTCCGCCATTAGCAATTGCAATTGTGGTACCGTTCCATGTACCACTTGTGATTGTACCGACTGTGGTTATCGCTAACGCATTTACTCTCGCTAAAGTTTCATCACCAGTATTTGTTCCTGAAGATGTACCACTATGTGTTCCGCTAAAGTTCGCGGCGGTCATATTATAAGCAAATGTTGCAACACCTGTCGTTTGGTTTAGTGTCAACACATCAGCACCAAGTGATTCACTATAACATATATAATTGTTTGATGTTAAATTTTCTCTTAATCCAATAAACCATCTGGAAGATGCGCCTGTTTGGTAGTATATACCAACATAATTTGATGTTGAGGGTCTATTTAAATTTAATCCACCTGTTGAAAAGTTAATTGTTATTGCATTACTTGTAGAAGCCCCCCTAGTGGTAACGGTAGATAATGTCTCACTTGTTGCGTTACCATCAATTGAAACTCCTGTTAAGGTTTGCGATGCAGATGCTCTACCAAGTGATATTGACGTTGTACCAATATTAAATGATGAGTTTGCTAAATATGCATTTGCAATTGCCGTTCCATTCCATACACCCGTTGTAATTGTACCTACAGTTGCTAAGTTAGCTAACGATGTTAAACTTGTATTTGAACTTGCCGTTATATTGGCAGCAGTTCCAGTTGTGTTTTGATTAAAAGTTGGTACTGATGCAGTAACCGTTGTGGCATCTGCTAATGTGATTGTTACAGTTGAACTTGTGAATCCTAATGTTGATATTCTTTTGTTGTATGCTGTGTTCCAGTTTGTCGCCGAACTGATATATGCGTCTCCAATTGCAGTACCATTCCAAGTACCGCCTGTAATTGTTCCAATCGTATTAAGATTTGATAGTGATGTTAAACTTGTATTTGATGTTGCGGTTATATTAGTTGCATTTCCTTGTAATGAACCCGTAAATGCTGTTGATGTTACAGATACTAATCCAACAAGTGATGTTGACGTTCCACCCAACGTTGTTGATGTGGAACCAATTGTAATTGTTTTATTAAGTCCTAATTGTGATCCGTCTATTTGTGATGAACCACTGACAACACCATCAGCATTTAATTTTGATTTAACACCCGTTGTAAATGTTGCTGATGATGTATCAATTGCAATATCATCTGCGTTTACTGTTATACCATTACCAGCACCCACATTAATTGTCCGTGTAGATGATATATCTCCACCACCAGTTAAACCACTACCCGCAGTAATTGAAACGGTTGTGTGGTCTATGTGTTGATTTGCAACATAATTTGTTGTTGCGTTGTGGTTTACTTGAACGGAACCACTTAAAACACCATCACTATTTAATTTTGATTTAATGGTTGTGTTAATAGATGAAGTAAATGAATTCAATGAACCAGTACTTGATTCAACATTACCTATTCTTGTGACAGCATTATTAAATTCTGTTTCTCTAACTAATCTTTGTTCTGAACCTAATTGACCTGCTATCCAATAATCATTTGTTCCATCCCATAATAATGAACCTGAAAGTTGGCTTACACCGGTGGTATCTTTTATTCTTAGACCAGCATTGGCCGCTCCAGCTCCATTAAGATTAATTAAATTGTTATCAACATCTAATGTTGATGTATTAACGTTTGTTGTTGTCCCTTTAACCAATAAGTTACCTCTAACGGTTAAGTTAGAACCTGTTAATTCTATTGCACTTAATAATGATGATGTGAAAGTATTTAAACTTCCAGTTGATGATTGAATTGCGGTTATATTAGGATTAATAATATTTCCTGTGACATTTAATGTACCTGTTATTTCTGTATTTGAATTTATAGAAACTAATGTACCTGTATCTGTTATATTACTATCAGATAAATGTTCAATTCCTGTACTCTTAACAAGTCTATTTTGTGTTATGTATGATTCATTACCTAAATTATCATATGTTTCAGGACCCATTAATAAAACCGACGATGTTACCGATGCCTGATTTTGGTGTACAAATAACCATTGGTTATTTATGGAATCAAATAATATCGATCCCGATACTTGTGGAGACGAACCACTATCAATAACCGCTAACCCACCAAATCTAACGGATGGGTTTAACGCATTGACCGTAATAATATTATCGGAAATATTAACAATAGATGAACTGATATGTTGTATTGATGATGAACCGGCAACAATTAAATCTTGGGAAACATATAACGATCCCGTAATAGTTTGACTACCTTGAAATATATTTGACCCAGTAGTTGCATAACTACCTGTTTTTGTTTCAATTGAATCTACCCGATTTTTCGTACCCAATGTTGTTGTTGCAACTGAAGAAGACAAACTTCCTATGGACGAACTTAATCCTGATGTTGTGGTTGCAACGCTAGAACTTAAACTTGTTACTGTACTTGTTATTTCAGAAGTTGTTAACGCAACACTGGAACTTAATCCACTAGTTGTTGTTGCAATTGAAGAACTAAATGTACTGTAACCAGTTGTTCCTGTTAGATTAACTTGTATAGAACCAGATAGAACACTTTCAGAGTTCATCTTGTCTTTTATCGTTGTACTAATAGAACTAGTAAATGAATTCAATGAACCAGTACTCGTTTCAATTGAATCAACTCGATTTTTTAAATCGGATGTTGTAGTAGCAACTGACGAAGATAGACTTCCGATTGAACTAGATAAAGAGGAACTTAATCCTAATGTCGTTGTTGCAACTGAAGAAGATAAACTTCCTATACTAGAACTTAGTCCTGATGTTGTTGTTGCAACACTAGAACTTAAACTTCCGATGCTAGAACTTAGTCCCGATGTTGTTGTTGCGACTGAAGAACTTAAAGAACCAATACTAGATGATAATCCACTTGTTGTGGTTGCAACTGAAGAACTAAATGTATTATAACCAGTTGTTCCAGTTATATTAACTTGTATTGAACCAGAAATAACCGATTCACTATCTAATTTTGTTTTAATTGTAGTATTAATAGAACTAGTAAATGAATTCAATGAACCAGTACTCGTTTCAATTGAATCAACTCGATTTTTTGTGCCTAATGTTGTTGTTGCAACACTTGAACTCAAAGAATTAACACTTGAACTTAAATCGGATGTTGTAGTTGCAATACTAGAACTTAAAGAACCGATGCTAGAAGATAAACCACTTGTTGTAGTTGCAACAGAACCCGATAATAAACCTATACTTGTAGATATACTTGTAGATATACTTGTAGATATACTTGAACTGAATGTTGAATACCCTGTTGTTCCTGTTATTATAACTTGAACACTTCCAGTTATAACAGATTCCGTATTAAGTTTATTTTTAATTGTATTATCGATGGAACTAGTAAATGAATTCAAACTACTCGTTGCAGACTCGATTGATGTTAACCGACTATTTTGTGTTGAGTTGGTTGAATCGTTTGAACTTGTATATGATTGAAATGTTGTTTCATCCAATTTTCCTGTTCCAATTGCTTGACCATTCAATGTAATTGAACCTGTGATATCAACGGAACCGGTTACCACTAAGGACCCACTTGTTCTTTGAATATTTGTAAAGTTGTTTGACCCGGTTGTGGCAAGTGCAGTTGTATCTACGTTAATGAGACCAATACTAGATTGACCATGTAGAAAATCCGAATACACTGTTATAGCATTACCCATCCCAACGTGATGGTCGCAGTAATAATAGAGTGTTGCAGCAGTAGCATCGGTAACCTCAACTTCAATATAGAAAGGGTCAGCATTAGTTGTTACACCGGTGGTATATTCCGTACCTCCATTGTGTCTCCCGTTGTCAATTAAAGAGAAACGTAATGGATGCTGCCCTATGTTATTATAATAAAATCTATATTTGAACCCCCTAATGAAGGACAACCTTGGGTTCTTAACTCCGTTGATGAAATATTTTCCACCTCCATCTGTTAAAGTGATATCAACAATGTTGTTACCACCCAATTCGACTTTGTTAAGTTTTAATGTCCCCGTAATTTCGGTATTTGAGTTAACCCTTAGTCCGTTTGTATTTGAAATAGATGCTGTGGCTGCTCCATCGGCAATCCGTGTTAAATTAAGACCTGTAACCCCACTTGCAGGGATGTTAAATAAGTTTGTACCGTCACCTTTAAAAGACCCTGAGAATGAACCTGTATATGAACCACTAAAGGATTCTAAACTACCTAATCTATTATTAATGGAACCACTTACAGTATTGTACGAAGAGGTAAAACTATTAAAATCTAATCTAATACTACTACTAGTACTTTCCAAAGAGGTTAATCTACCTGACGCACTTGATGTAAAGGTATTTAAACTACCCGATGTACTCTCAATCGAATTTAATCTTGTGTTTTGATTACCGTCGGTAGTTGCAATTGAAGAACTAAATGCGATTAAATTTATACCGTTTATTGTTCCCGCAAGAGGCATCACTATTCTATTATGAACAAATAAATTTGATGCTGATACTGCAGCTAAAAAATTAGGATTAATATTTCCTTGACTAATTGTTGCTTTTTGTATATTTGTTAAACCTGCAGTTTTTAATAATGAAATGTCACCACTGCTTCTATCAACCGTAATTCTACCTTGCTCAGTACCATCTGGATTGTGGAATCTAATGGAACCAGTTGAAATATATAAATCTCTAAAAGAATTTGTTTCCGAGCCCAAATCATATAAAAAATTACCGTTTGGAATTATAGAGCCCGTTATAGAAAGTGTACCACTAATGCTTTGATTACCATAGATGTTAACAGAACCAGTAAATGAATGAGTATCATCAACCGTGTCTCCAAATTTAGTACTACCACTTTCGTAAAGTACTGAAGACGTAACAATACTCGTATGTATTTCTTTTGCGGTTAATGTACCATCAATATAGGCATCTCCATTTACTCTAAAAGTACCATCACTTAAAACTGAGGCACTTGCAGAACCGTTTACTATTTTATTTAACTCTAATCCTGTTACTCCACTTGCGGGTATGTTATATAAATTAGAACCATCTCCCTTGAATGATCCGGTAAATGAACCTGTGTTGTAAGAGGAGGTAAATGTGTTGAAACTAGAGGTTAAACTATATTTTGGAGCGAAAGAAGCGGTGTCAGCGTTGGTTGTGCTTCCCGAAACGCTACCATTAATGATGCCGAGTACATTTAAGTTACCCGAAACGAGTAAATTATTAGAAATTTCGGCTGAGGAGGATACTGATAAACTCCCCGATATGTGTGCGTCAAATATTTTCATCTAAATATGGTATTATACTTAGATAAATACTCTGACCTTCGGTTATAGTAATCGAATTAAATTAAACTTTTTGGGGGTTGTGTTAATCCCGATGGTAGGTATTCGTTGAAGTTTTTATATATATGGTTGAATAATTTAGTTGCATACTCTTTATTGTGTTTTGGACCTGGGTGTACATTATCAACTCCAAAATCTAAAAATGGGTGGTAGTAATCACCATCAAATCTATTAAATTCTTCATACTCTTTTGGTATTCTAACATTACCATTCCATAACCAATTACATTTCTTTGATTCTAAAAAATATTTTATTAATAAATGATTTTTATACCAATTTATAAAATCCTCATTATCATTTTGTAAATAAGTTAAATATTCTTGTGTTTTAATACCGTCATCCGTTTGTTTTAAATAACCCCAAGAAACCGTCGTCATAAAAGGTTCAATTCCTCCGTCTTTAGTGTAAATTTCTCTTCTTAAAGGTGATGGATACATTATTAGTATTAAATCAGGTTTTATCACATCATAATATGTTAATAAACATCTAACAATAAAATCATTACTTCTACCCCCTGTACCAAAATTAAAATCAACTCCGTTTGGTATCAACGATGTAAATCGCGCCGGCCAAGTTTCATTACCATTAACTGCAACACCTTCGGTATTTGAACACCCAAATGACATAACTTTAAACCCTTCTTTTTTAATACTATCACCTCTAAATCCTAATTCATTATAGGTATACACACATAAACCGGTATTATCACTTCCGGATGTTCTATATGTCTTCCCTTTTCTTTCATCTAATTTAAATTGGAACGACGATAACTCAAAAGTTTCAGGTTTCCAATATTCTAATGGGTTCATATTAATTTATAAAAGTTTTCGTTTTGTTTTACCCCTATCCCTTAATCTATTTGTATTATCTAATAGGTGTTCATACTTTGTACTTGTTATGCCTATGTAATCCTTTATTCTTTGTATGTCCTCTTTTGTATTGTATATCCTCTCGTATGTAACTCTTAATTGGATTTCGTTTATTCCATTAATCAAATCGTTTCGTTTGTTAACCCACTCTTCAAAATGATTTATGTCTATTTCGTTTTCTTTTATCCACTCATTACTAACTTCATATCCACCTCTCCATTCGTTTGTTTGTACCGCTTTGGTTTGGGATATTGCACATTCCCTTACATCCATTCGTGTTAATCCAATTATCTTGTCCCAATTGGTAAAATCGATATCCATTCTATTTTCTATTTCATTTATCAAATACTTCACTACGATATTGTCCCCCTCTACTGATTGATTTGTTCTTATTGGTTCATGTATCATTTTATATCCTAGCTCCAATGCCAACCATTCATTCAATTGATATCCGCCACTCCTTGATAAAGCAATAGTTAATATTCTCATATTAATGTTTTATTTGTGTTATTTATGAACTCATATAAATTATGGAATAGGTTTTGATTTTTCCATATTTTATTAAATTCTTTTTTAAACAACTGATGTTCTGGATGTTCCGCATCCCATACCTGTTTTAATTTGAATTCACCTTCAGAAAATGTTCCCCAATTAGTTATCTTACCAAAAAACACATTTACTTTCTTACCAAAAATAGAGTACATTAAATTATAAAATGTTTCCATTTCCATATAGTTACTATCTTGTACAACAAAAGAAGTTTTTACATTTATCGGTAACGTACTTATGAATTTTAAATTATCTATTAGATTATCCCATTTACCACCTATTCTCGTTTTATTTTCGTAAGTGTCTTTTGTTCCGGCATCTATACTGATTTCACAGGTGTGAACGTATTTGTGTACGTTTGGCATACTATCCCACATTTCTTTATTCCACATTGATGCGTTAGTATGTAAGTGTATTGATTTTAAGTTTGGATATTTTTTGGGGTTAAAGTTTCTAAGATAGTTCCTAAACCCAACCGAAACAAAGGGGTCTCCCGATCCTGTAATGTATAAAGTCTTAACGTGTTGTGAAAAGTAATTATCAATCTCCTCAATTGTTTTTTCAACTCGTTTTATACCTTCACTATTTTCAACAATTAAATCAACTCTACATGAAGGACATTTGTAGTTACAAGTTCTATCAAAATTCATCACCAAATAATTGGGTGTATTATTTTCTACAATCGGAGTATTAATGTTTGAATCTGATTTTAAAGTAACGGGTCCTGATGTTACCCCATAGTTTACCAATTTACTTAAATAAGGACAAAGTTCTTTACTACAATACTTAAATGAACCATCTAATATAGAATTTCTAATATCAATAATTGGTTCACTATTAAAAACATCTTTTAATGGGATTTCACTAAGTTCTACTTTATTGGGTAGCCAAGATGGGCAACAAGTAAAGCAGACATTATTATGTATTTCTAATGAATTAAAGGGAACACTACAAAAATAATTCTTTAAATCTATTTTAGATTTCATTTTATAACAATTTAACTAATGAAATCAAATACTTAGTAGATATTATTCTCCTAAATGTTTAACTTTAATTGCAGATACGACCGCCTCAAACGCTGCGGCTGTTTTTGTTTTTAAATCATTAGATAATGGACCAGTAATTACTTTAACTACCTGTGCGGGTCTTTGTATTTTTATTTTTTCTACTTTTGCCATGATTTTATTTTTATTTGAATTATTTATACTTTTGAGTTAGAACTATATAGTTTATTTTTCACCAAAACAGGTTGGACAATAACTGGAGTAGCACCAGTTACCACAGTAACTCCAGCTACACCAACAAGAGTTGTGCATTACACTAAACTCACTATCTCCAACATCCACTAAGAATAAATCTGATGGCGCAAAATCTAAAGTATATATTGTTTTAGTTTCGTATACCATCTCTAAATTAGAAATCGCTACCGCCGTTAATTCGGTTGTATTAGAATCTGTAACAACTATTTTATCACCAATATAACAATTATTTATTACCTCCCATCTGGTTTCGGTAGAGTCTTTTTCTTCAATAAAAAAAGTAGAATTTGGAGCTTCTGTCCAAGTTCGCCCATCTGTTAAAGTTACCTTTATCATCACCATTTCTACTGATGTTGATACCATACCTATTAATTCAGATTGCATTGGTGTTAACGTATTGTTTAATTGTGATAGTGTACCAGTCCATCCATATGTGGCTATATTATTTGTAAATGAAGCCGCTTCATTTTCATTAGTATCGGTAAAATTAATAGAACGAATAAAATCACCTAATTGAATAGTATCAACATCTGCCAAAGTACCATCGTATTTTAAAATATTTGAATCGTCGTCTGTATGGTAGTCGTTTCCTTCTACTCGATTCCTAATAGATTTTGTAATATATTTATGTCTAGTTTTTTGATTAAACTTTCTAGTGTCAGAAATAAATTCATCCTCACTAAATGTAAGTGGTAATCTAGTAGAATGGGTATACCCACCCATATTAATTATGTCTAAATTAGGACCATATATAATATCAATACTTCTTATTGTTGAATATCTTCCATCCACCACATTATCCTCAGAAAATATAAATTCTTGAACTAAATGCCCACCTTCAACGGAACCAATAATTTCAGATAGTTGATTTGAATCGGTAACATTATATATTGCTGGATATGTCATAACATCATACGAAGCCTGTTTTGATTTTATCAAAAGATTTGGTTTGGTTGTGGTATAATCTACTTCATCTAAAGTATTTAAATTTAATTCTTCAGATGTAAAATATGTTTTTGGGGTATATGTAGATCCACTCATTAAATTAAAAAACTCAAATTTGTCAGCACAATATAAATCATCCACTAATGCTGTGGTATCAAATGCTTGTCTTAAAATAAATTTATGAGACGCGTCTTCTACATAGGGTACCGTAACTGAATTGGCCGGTACAATGTGTTCGTTAAAAGATATATTGTTTTCTGAACATTTAGTTTGTAATATATTACGAAATATATGTGGTTGATCTAAAGGTAAATACGCCTTTCCTTCAGTCCATATATAATGAAATTCTGTAATATTATTATCCATTAACACACTGAATAACGCCGTATAATCCAATAAGTTTGCACCATCGTTGGAGATACAGGTGTTAGTGTTTATTTCTATAATTTTAACTGAACCATCTTTTTGTAGTAAATCACTACCAATTATCGTTGCTTTCATAATTTCTATTCCCTTTATATATAAATAGGTGAATTAATAATTTTAATCAAAATATCACATTAATGTCTTATTTTTTTTATCTTCTGTTGGGGTTATATAACCAAAATCGGTATTTTCCCATTTTTTTGCTGGACAGGCGTTGTAGTATGTTGAGAACACTTTTTTATTTAAGGGGCATCCGCACATATTACACAAAGCACTCCATTTTAACCCCTTTATTGTTTCCTTTCTAAATTCACACCCTAAACATACTTCGAGTCTTAATTTGGCCAATTCCACCTGATTTGGTGTTGGATTAATCGAAATTATCCAAGCATCAAATATTTCTTTATAATTAATTGTGGGTATTTTAATCATTTTATATCAATGTGTTTCGTGAGTTTTTTATCTTTGCAACAAAATTAAAATTTATAATAAACCTATCTCCATTTGATGGGTAATTTCCAAGATGAGCTAATTTTCCATCAAATACAAGACATCTACCCATTTTAGGAGATGCGCTAGCCAATAGTGAGTATGAGTCATAATCTACATTATTAAAATTTTCTTGAAATGTTTCAGCGTTATTTCCATTAATATTATTATAAATACAGGTATCTCCGGTTGAGTTGTTAATATAATAAACCATAGCAATGTGTTCGGTAGCATCATCGTAATGTAGTAAATCCATAGGATCATACTCACCAATTGGTGCGGTCCAATTAATTTTCCATCTATAGTTTTTAATAAATTCTAAATTTAATTTTTTTGCAACATTCAATTCTATACTATCAATTATGCGGTTAATTTCTTCGTCTTTACATTTGGGTTTTGGATGAACTTTTGCTGGGAAATCGCGTGTTTCTTTTTTACCACCATATTCACCAGTAATATTTTTCATTGATACCCATTCTATATTAGAACGATTTACATAATCGTTTATAATTTTTTGTTCTTCAGTTGATATTACGTCATCAAATATATAGTAATTTTTTATCATATTAGTGTCTTATTAGTTTTTGGTATATCATAAAAATCATAAATACTATTGTACCTTTCTTTGAAATTTTGATCTAGTTTTAGAGAACACTCTATATGTTGGCTAGAATTAACTTGTTTTAGTTTAAATTCTTTTCCAATTTTATTCGAAACCCATTTTTCCATAAGACTTAATTCTTTAATATCAAACCAAATAATATCCTTATCGTGATTGTGCCAATATGATGATGGTGTTATTAATATATTAATTACGTTTACCATATATTCTTCGGAATATAAGTCCATAAGTTTAGATGGCCTATAGGGATTTTTAATAAATTTGTTTTTTAATAAAAAATCGTTTATTATGTTAAGTCTATTCTCATTAGAGTATAAATCTTCTGTTTTAAAAAAAAATAATTCATCTAAACTTATATTTTTAAAAAAATCATAAACCTTGTGTGCATTAGCTCTTTTCAAATCAAAAATAATGTGTTTATATAACGAATAAAAAGTATCGTGCCTATCCCTTTTAACCGCAATTATAGGGTACTGAAATCCAAACTTTTCTCTAAGTAATGGCAACTCCTCGTGCCCGTGTGTGATTAGTTGCATTATATCCTTTTCGTCTATATTTTTGAAATTAATTTTAGAGTTTATTTTTCCCCATTCTGAATTCAGACTTTTTATTTCTAAATCGTGTAATATACATGAATAGTGAAATGAGGTTGACCCACATCTTGGTAAATTCACATATATAAAATTATTATCTACCAACATTATATTAACGATTTTTCCTTCTTAATAAAATCAAATCCAACATTTCCCGCCATGACGATTCTATCAATTGTTGAATTAGGGGCATTATTTGGCGCGTGTGGGATATGTGCTTCCATAATAATTAAATCGTCTTCTTCTGGTTTGATGAAATATTCTTTATTGTTTTCACCTAAAAAAAATAATACACCATCATCGCCATTCATTACATCTGGCATTTGAATATAATAAACATATGTATAGTGCGGAATAAATTGTTTGTTTCCTTTATTAATTTCGGTATGTGTATGATATTTTTCACCATTGTGAAAATTGTCTTGTACGGGATCCTTTGATCGAACAACATTAACCCAAGAGTCAGTATTAATTTTATTGTAATTTATATTTTTTTCATTATAAATTTCTTTACATTTATTAATACCGATTTGAAAAATCTGGTCTAATTTTGTTTCAACCTTAATATCGCCAATAAAATTTAAATTTTCGTTCCATACTATTTTATATCCAAATCCATCTGATTTAACTTTAGATTGGGATTCTATAAGAGAGTATGCTTCTTTTAAAAAGAATAATTTATCACTTATATAATTTAATTTGGTTTTCCAAATGTAAGTAGTGTCATCAAAAAATATTTTTTCCATGCTTTAAATTATACTTTTATTTTGATTATCCATAAAACCAAAAAACGCCACCAAACTATATCTTACTCCACTAGTAACAGGTAGGACTCTATGTTCTAACTGATTATTCATAATAACCACTAATTTTTTTTGTGGGATAATTTTCAATCTATTATTAGTATCATTAATGTATTCTAACTCGCCCCCAATATAATCATCATTTAAATATAATATTAATGAACATGGGGAGATATCCTTATGAAAATTATCATCTTTATTAGAATTAATGTCAATTTTATTAATCCACATTGATTTTAATTCTAAATTAGTGTACAACTTAGTTTTAATATACGATTCTAATCCCATAACAATATTATGCATCAAGGGGTCTTTTAAATCCATATACTCTCTAAAATAAAAATTTATATTATCTTTATCTAGTGTTGGTGATTGAGATGGAATAAAATTATCACATTTTTTTTGTAATAATTCCATATCATCATCATTTAGCACTTTACTATCTTTATCGATTGAAATCATACTATCTTATTTTTTTAAACCGTACTTAATCCACTTGTACCAAATTCTTTCGTGTAAATAATATTGAATTGGTTTATAAACTAATTCTGCAACACCAAAAGCGGCACCAACTTTAATTGACCCACTTACCCACCACATAATAATAAACCCAATCATTGTGCTTACTACTCTATATGAAATCGTTTTAGCTATGTGTCTCTTCCTCTCTACTATCATTATCCTTTAGTTTGGTCATATGTTATTGTACCATCGGGTGTCATATGTCCGGTTCTAATTGCCGTTCCACTAATAACCGCAACATCCGCAGGAGGTTCATGATATATCACGTCATATCCAACCCCTCTACCATAATTAATACTCTCAATATCGGGAATAATTGATATGTTAATTCTTTGTGAATTTTCTCTAAAGAAAGGTTCTTCACTAAGATCCATCATGACTTGCTGTGCGGTCTTAGGGTTATTTTCATCTGTGGGTACATTCCTAATTGCAACCCACACATCTTTTCCTTTATCTAATTGTTGGTTAATAAGCCATTCGTGACCCTTGTGCCAATTTTGCCATCTACCAACATACATTGCGTATTTTTTACTCATAATGATAATTTTTTTAAGAGTTCATAATATGAATCTGTTTCGTTTTTTATTGTTGTGTCTATATCTATAAAATTTTCTAATGGTGGCTCATATTCCTCAACATGGAATTGATTCCTACCCCTATCCTCTGTAGTGTGAACATAAATCTCAACAACTGATGTGTTGAATTTAAAATCCTCTCTTTGGTCTCTATATGGCGAAACTAAGGATACAATAACATTATGTCCTTTGCTGTGCATGAATTGTGCAATGTATTGTGCTCTTTGAATGTTTAATCTTCTTCCTGTTATGGAATAGTCTTTATTCTTAAAGATGTCTCTTAAATCATCCCCATCGATGTGGGTAACCTCATCTTTTGGGAAGTATTCCACCAGGTATTTTGCCAAGGTTGTTTTTCCTGCGCCCGGTTGTCCTGTTAGCCAATATATCATATTACTATTAATATACGAAATAAATTTGAAAAATCAAATTATTATTCGTGTATAAAATATATATCTTTATTTAATTTTTTGGTTGTGTAATTGTTTAATAAAATTTGTTTTCCCATCATTTCGGAATCAATCTTACCATTACAAACAATAGGTTCTATTTTTTCAAGATATTCTTCTAAACCATTTACGATGCTGTTAAAATATATCATTGAGCATATTTCTTCAATGTTCGTTGTTATATTGTGTTTTTTTTGTATATCTATAATATTGGTAACGAAATCTTTATCTCTACAATAAATAAATCCAGCGTTTGGAATAACTAACCCATCTTGAAAATTCCATTTACAATGGGTAGTCATTTGGTGGTATAGGTTATTATAATAACTTGATACATTTTTGTCATCTAATTCCATGTTTTTAAATAACGTTATCAATTCCTTTGGATAAAAATACAGAGGCATTTGTATATCATTCCCATTTTTTAAAGTATCAAAGAAATATTGGTCTAAAGATTTTTGTATGTGAAAATCCCAATCTAAAAATAATACTTCGTCATATAATTCCATTGATTTTTTTAATGCCAATAATTTATGTAAAAAATTATATTCTATTACCATTTCAGAACTTTCACCCATATAGTGGTATGGGTATCCAAGTGTTTCCATTAATTCTAAATTAATTTCATCCCAAACAATAACCATTTGGTTTTTTAAATCGTATTTTTCGTCAATTTTTTTTGTTTGGTGACACTCGTTATGAAAAAAATTTAAGTCTTTTTCTTTAAACTGGTGATTAGGTTTACCCCATAAACATCTTATTATTTTCATTATATAATAATTTTTTTATGTGTGATGTCGTTATTGTTCATAATAATTGATAACGCCAAACCCTCAGCCCCACCTAATACAAATGGTTTACTATATGTCATATCATTCATTAGTGAGATATAATCAAACACCGGTTGTATTATTTGTAATTCCTTTTTTAATAATTGGTAATTAATTGATTTATTAAAAACCATAATTTGTTCCGTTATTGTTGGGTAATTTTTTAAAGGAATGTTTCTATATTCCATATACTCTAATAAAAATCTAAAACATGACTCATCTTTATATTCGAAAAAATCACCTTTTGGCCAATTATTAACATATAAAAAATCGGAGGTCAACTGTTCCATTAACCTATCAAACGAATCTTTTAAAATGGGGGTACTTCCGTCAATATAGATTACTGACTTTCTATAAGTTTCAACCATTTTTAAAGAAAAGAATATCTTATCAAAATAATTGAAGATAGGTTTTTCGTATGAAATAACATCATCAGAATCAAAGTGTTCCGGTTGGTCGGTTAATATCTTAATTGTACTTTGATTACTTTTTAATTCCTTATAATATTCAAGTATTTCGTTAACGTATGTATCTCCGACCGCAACCAATACTACTATGTAATCGTTATTCATTTAATGATTATAGATGAATGGGTCTCTTTTTTGTAGTTCTTTTAATTTCTTTTTAAAACGTTTTTTACGTTTATAATCTTCAATTTTTTCTAATATCCACTTATATATTTTATTCATGTTATTTGTATATTAAGTAATTGTCTATTATTAACAAATCAATATCGGTATTATGAAATGTATCTATCGCATCCTTTGGTGTTAATACCATTGTTTTATCTTTTATATTAAATGACGTATTCAACAATATTGGATAACCGCTTAGTTTCTCAAATTCAATTAATAAATCATACATAATTGTATGTTTATATATTGTTTGTATTCTTGCGGTTCCATCAACATGTGTGACGGCCGGTAGTTTATCTAAGTACTCATCTTTGACAGTAACTACTTGATTCATATATGGTACATCGTCAGTAACATTAAAATAAACATGTTGTTTATCTTTTACTACCATCGGTGCAAATGGTCTAAATTCTTCTCGTTTTTTTACAGTTTTATTAATCTTATCTTTCATACCCACAATTGTTGGGTTTGCCAAAATAGATCTATGACCCAAGGCTCTAGACCCAAATTCACAAGGTCCTTGATACCATCCAACAATTTTACCTTCGTTTAATTTTTTTGCAATATTTCTAACCATTGTTTCTCTAGAATTAAGTTTAAAATACCGATATCCCTTAATTGATGCGACTATTTGATTATCATAGAAATGTGGACCAATAAAAGGATTCTTATTAATTCTACCATTTAGTTTATTATTATTTACCAAATAGTTAATACAAGATCCAATTGAGGAACCAGCATCAGATGGTGCAGGTGGTATCCATAGATTGTTAAAATGACTATTTCTAACTATTTTACCGTTAGCAACTCCATTATATGCACAACCACCACCCAAACATAAATTTCGATTGTCATTTATTATAGAAATCGATTTTAAGACCTCAAAAAGTATTTCCTCATATCTTTTCTGTACCGAGGCTGCTAAGTCCTTATAATTAGGTTCTAAACCCCCTTCAGGGACCCTTGGCTCTATACCCAATAACTCAATTAACTTCTCATTGAACATTAACTTGTCAGATGTGTTCCATGTGAATACGTCCATGTTACAAGTTAGTTTACTATTCTTATACTTAATCAATTCTCTTACTTTTTCAATGTAAACATCTGGATTACCGTAAGGTGCCAATCCCATTACCTTATATTCACCTTCGTTTGGTCTAAACCCTAAGAATGATGTCATCGCAGAATAAAATAAACCAATAGAATGGGGGTATTCCGCCATTGATATTTTACTTATATTTTTTTTATCCGCTAACGCCATGGACATTGTTTCATATTCGCCAACACCATCTATTGATAAACAAATACCGTTATCAAAATTTGAACTATAAAAAGAATAGTAAAGGTGGGAATCGTGATGGTTAGAGTAAAATACCTTATTACCATATTTTGGTAACAATTTATTTAAATTCCATATATTTTTTTTAATATTAAAATATGATTTAATACAATATATTGGATTAGTAAGTAATTGACTCTTTGCATTATCAATAACCCTTTTTAATTTTAATTTTGGGTTCTCATAATAACAAACAGCCTCAACTTTATCCTTTGTTAATTTATATTGTTTATATATGTAATTTAATGAATTAATTGGGAATGAACTATCGTGTTTTATACCTGTGAATTTTTCTTCCTCGCAAGCGTAGATTAATTGTCCGTTTCTAAATAAACAAACGGACGAATCGTGATAGTATGCGGATATTCCAATTATGTACATTATTCTCTATTGTATCCATAATAAATAGTGTCCTTATTTTTCCTTTCTCTCCATGGGTCTAATACAATACTTCCTTCGGGAAATATGGTTTCGTTGAAGGTGTTTCTGTGACCCAACACATAAACTGCAGGACCGTCTATTATATCATATTTAACGTTATCTTTTAAATAATACCCTATTAAACGAGAATAAGAACCGTCTGTATATTCAACATCAGGTTTATAACTTTCACCCATAATAACAATAGGTAAATTGTTCATAAATGAAAGATTAGAAGCTCTTATTGATAAATTCTTAGCTTGTTTCTCTCTAGACACCATAATTGAACTAAACAAGTCATATCCCAGTCCTATGTCTTTAGCAAGGTATCTTAAGGCAATATTATCTCTTGGATGACATGGTCCACCATCACCCATACCCGCTTTCATGTAAGCCGAACTAATAATTCTTTGAGTACTTTTTTCTAATGCGTTAGTTATTAAATCGGTATTCATGTTACCATCCATATCGGCAATATCCTGTATCATATTAACAAAACTAATTTTCATTGATATGAATGTGTTATAAAATATTTTGATAGCCTCCGCATCCTCCCACGTACCAATTTCACATCTTGTTTTGGGATACACAAATGTTCCATAGAATTCGGTTAATTTGTCCACGTCACTTGTTTTTGTCCCATCTTCTGTTCCAATTATGATCATTTCCGGTCTTACCATATCTTCTTTAACTGTACCCATCGCAATTAAATAAGGATTATAGATGAACCTATAATTTTTAATTAATGGGTAAAATTCTCTTCTTATTGTACCAGGTAAAACGGTTGATATTAGTACTACTAATTGTTCTTTAGTTGTATATTGATTTATTTCTTGGAGTACTTCTTTAACAATTGAATAATCAAAATCTTTAGGAGGTAAATGTGATGTTGGTTTACTACCATCATAATCCTTATGGTGTGGTGTGGGTACCGCAACGAAAATCAAATCCTTACCTTCACATAAGTCCTTTAAATTATAATTCATGATAAATTTAGTGTGTGGGATAGTTACTATATCATACCCCTCAACATGATGTCCAGCATTAACCATAGTCTCTGCGGCGTCCTTACCTAATTTACCAACACCTATAAAACCTACTTTCATAATAATTTTCTTTTTTTTGGTTCTTCATTGATAATTTCATAAACTTTTTTTGCCCAATATTTGTGGGCGTCTTCACCAAAATGTCCTTTTTTAGAATGTACGGACCATTTAAAGTTGGTTTTATTAGTTAAATGTCCAAAAAAAGTTTGGTCGGTATTGTTAAACCCAATATGTTTTATTTTTTTAGTGTCGTCATATAACCAAAGATTATTAATGTATGATGAACGTAAAATGTGATTTTTATCTACATCTTCTAAACTCAAAAAGGAATGTAATCCATTTAAAAATGTGTATTTAATTTTAAAAGTATCTAAAAAAATAGATAAATTATTTACATATCTTAAATTTTTTAAATTAGAATATAGTATGTCATGAAAATGAACTATCGTATCTCTAAATTTTTCCAATTCGTTTTTCATACTTGGAGCATCTTTTAAATTATACATTGGATTTATGTTAGCAACCATATTAACATCGGGAATATATACTTCTTTTCTGTCGAATCCTGACCACATAACAATCACATGTAAATCTTCTATTTTATGTGATTTATTAATTAATACATTTTCAATTATCCAATCTTGAGTTGTTCTAAAAATGTATTCATTACTTGCACCTCCTTTGGCGATATTAACATATTCATCTCCAGTCATGTCGGATAAAAATTTACCCCATGATTTTTCATAACAAGATGATTGATGTTCATATTCCATTTCAGAAGCCGCAGTATGACTACACCCATTAAATAACATTATTCCCATTATATTAAATTTCTTAAAATTGGTCCAGTTGCAATCGAAACTTTTTTTGATTTACTACGAAACTGTTCGTGAATTGTTTCTTTTACTAATGAATCTTTAGTTAACCATTTATATATGTTACCACTATTATTAAAAGTATCTTTAAATGACATATCACCGTGACTATTTTGTCTTTCCCATTTATATGTTTCTTCTATTTTTGGTGTCATTCCATAGTGTTTCATTTCGTGATTAATTTTATATTGGTAATTACCCTTATCATCAATTTCAAATGATATATTAGCCCTATAGTTTACCGATATACTACCCCACGATGTTATATCCTTTTCAGGGTCAAATATGATGTTCATTTTGAATCCTTTGAATATCCTAAATAAACCATAGAATATTGGTAAAAATTCATTTGCGATGTTTGTACTTAAAAATGAGGTTGACATATCTTCAGTTATTAACTTGAAGTTAATATTATCGTCTTGCGGTATATATTCATCTATATTGGTGTTTGATGTCTCAAATGTAAAACATTCAGTAATATCTCCGTGTCTTTGTGCGTTATCTAAAACACTACCTGCGAAGTCCTTTAATATCTCTAACCAAATATGAAAACACTTAATTCTTACGAAACGATTTAACTGTGTATTTTTATATCCATGTGTATACCAATTACCAAATACTTGATTGTCCCATATTCTCTCTTGCCAAGCAATTCCATAAATGTCAAATCTTTCTTGTAAATCACTAAGTGCGCTTGGGCCACAACCCATACCTGGACTTAATTGGTGGATATACTTTCTCACATTATAAATTAAAATATTACTATGATAATAATCGATATGTTCTTCTGTTGGGAATCCGATTAACCAATTAACGTGAGTCCAAATTTTTTGGGTCAAGTATGTGTCTTTTAGATTGTTTTCAATTTCCCAAATCTCAATTCTCTTTCTCATATCGTTAAGAACCTTTTGACTACCCGACTCAACCCCATAACTTAATGCAGTACATCCTGAATCCGCAATCTTATTAATAAATTCTTTGGTCATTCTACCATCACATCTACTGTAACTATTCCAACCAATATCTAATTTATTTTCAATGATTAGGTCCACTAATTTTTGAAAATTAGCAAGGTTACCATTTACCAAACTATCCACAAACCAAAATCTTCTAACACCGTATGTTTCAATTTGATATTTCATTTCCTCAATTACCCTTTCTGGCGTCATAGATCTAAATCTCCAAAAATAAGTTTCCGCACAAAAACTACATTGAGCAACACATCCTCTCGATGTTTCAATACTAACACCGTCTTTATGTAAATAAGATTCTAAATCGTAATCCGTAAAATCAGCATACGCTTTATCATCTAAATTTAATCTACTATTTGAATCGCCGATAAAAACACCTTCACTTGGTAATCTCTTTAAATGTGTTTCATCATTTAAGAAGTTTACAAAACTTTCCTCCGCTTCACCTTTAAAAAAGTAATTAACATACTTTGAAAATTGTGATGACAACAACCACGCTTCAGTTGATACTGCCGGCCCACCAACAACAATTGCAACATTGGGTAATTTCTCTCTTAATTTTTTTACCATTAATAGAGTTGCCTGACTGTTAGTGGTATACATACTGAACCCAATAACGGTTGGCTTATCTAATACAATTTTATCCACCGCAGCATTTAAAAACGGTTCTATTTCTTTTAAAAGATACTTATTAAAAAACCAAGAATCTTCCCAATAGAAAAATTTCTCTGATCTCCAATAATCTTCTCCTGTTCTTTCAATTAAATTATGATATAATTGAACATTTAAATCATATACTTTACAAGCAAATCCTTCCTTTCGTAATGTACCAACAATCTTAGATAAGCCATATGGTGGGAAAATAACGCCCCAACTTGGACATATTGCCATTACAACTCTCTCACGTCCCTCATTAAAATCTTTTAATGCTGTTGGTTCGTTAAAATTTTGATATTTTAATTGTCCATTAACACCTATATGTGCTGACGCATGATTCATCGGCATTTTCGTTGTTGATTGTACATCCCTTTCTAAAATATGTTTTAAAATTAATTGGTCTCTATCCGCACCAATTGATTCAATTTGTTCTTTTAATTTAATTGACTCTTCATTAAAATATAATTTATCAATGAATGAACACGTTGGGTCAAATCCAACTAATACCGTGTTGTTAGGTAAGTTGTGCATAAACTCATCATACTTTTCTTGAATTTTACTTAACCCTATAAATGAGTTGGTAAAATCAGTACAATAAATGTTTGATATGCTGATATAATTTTTTTGACCATTGACTTTGTCTAATAATGACTTAGGGTTTTGTATTAAATCAATATGTAATAGTTCAACATCTAATGTTCTAAATTTGTCTAAAAATTCATAAAATAGGTTTTCTCCCCCGAAGTAATCAAAAGTTCGATTTAAACTTAATAAAAAGTTATTTGTGAATTTTCCATCAATCCCAAATACCTTTTGTCCCATTCCTAAAAAATGAAAAAAATTATTATCACTAAATTGGTTAATTAACAGTTTGATGTCTCGTATATTACTTTTATAAATCAAATCAATCCATGCTAAGCTCTTTTCATTAAAATCATATATGATTAATTTACCACCCTCTTTTAAATGATTACTCTTTAATGAATCTAAAAATTTAAACCCACCCGCAGGAACTGCAATTGTGTCAAACTTATTATTTTTATACCCATAGGTTAAATTCATATCTTCTGAATTTAATAACCATATTTGATTTTTAATTGAATTTGGTATTTGTAATAATTTAACTTGGTTTGTGTTGAGAGTGGTATCAACTGTTTGTGTTTTTAAACATTCTAAGAATCTGTTGCTGTTAGATTCGGGATAGTAGTACGTTCTTTTATTTCTTATTGTTTCATTCCAATTGATGATATCAAATCCGTTCTTTAATGATTCATTAATAAATTTCCACCCTTGCTTTTGGTGGTGTCGTTTTTCGATTTGTCCAGTATTTTTAATCCATAGTGGTGTGTAATCGTCGTGGAAATTTTCGACACTTCTTTCTATAACAACTAAATCGTCTTCTTCATATTCCCATCCACCATATTCGGGTTTACCTGCCTTTACCCAATTTTTAGTGTTAACTAATACAAATTGGTGATGTAATTCATACCAAAGTTCTTTCCATTCCAATATATGACCTGCAGCCATATAATTTGGATTTTTAAGAATTTCATTTTTAATATCAAATATTATTGAGCTGTCGAAAATACGAACTCCCGCAGCCATGAATAATATGTGGTCGTATTTTTCATAATTCTCTTTTAACGCTTTATATATTGATTCGCTTTCAAAAACGTCAATTGTTTTGTTAGAAATTTCATTGATTCTATAGGAATAGAATTTAGTAAATTCAACCATTCTTTTAGATAACTCTTCATTATGAAGTGTATCTGAAGGAAATATACAAATTGAAAGATTAATATCGTTTATAAAACTATCGTGAATTATGTCCATATAATGTATTAGTGTAAGTTATTGAATCGTTTAATAATTTAGGATTAATCCATCCATGAACAATTACATGATATCTATCTTCATTAGAATTATTCCAAACTGCATGTTCATTTCCTAAATCAAGGAATACACCTCTACCTTTTTTAAATGGAACCAATCCATGGTCTTTAAATACGAACTGACAACCTTCAGGATTGTTTATTGCTATATTAAGTGGTCCAAAAATTCTTCCTTTACCATCGGTGTGAGGCATAATAAACCCACCAGCTTCTAATTTCATAATTCTAACTCTATCATATTGTTCATATCCTAATGATTTTATAAAGTTAGTTAATTTTGGAAGGTATTCACAAACGTCGGTCCAATTATAATTTGCCTCTTCTTGTGTTTTAAATCCATATCTGTCAAAGTGTTCCGTCTTAGTTGAATCAATTCCGTGTAACGTCACCGCATTCCATCCTTCGTGATTATACGATTTAATTTTATCTTTATCCCTATGTTTAACAAAGTATGTTTTTTCTAATGATTTAATTTCTTCTAACATCCCATCAAAATCATTATCAAAATCAATCACAGAATATGGCCAATTACAATTTGTATCAAATATATTTTCAGGTATACCATCAGATGTCCAACTATTAGTTAACGCATCATCAAAAAAATTTTTTATCATATTAATTTCCTTTTACTAACTCCGGACTTCTTTTACTTATCATAACATCTGTTGCACAATGACAGATATGCCATGGACATGTTATGGGACCTTTTGGCCATTTTATTTCTTGTAATTTATTTATATTACCCAAATTAAATCCAACACAATTACCTCTTTTTATTTCCCCATCAGCAAAAATAAATAAAGATTCCAAACCTATGTCACATTGGTATCCGTAAAAATCACTTAAACCTTCGTTAATATAATCAACCGCATCACCTTTGGTATCTATAGTTCCATCTTCCAAAATAAAATGTGAACCTATTAATGCAACTTTATTTATATTTGGTGAAATTATTTTGGTGTTAATTCTATTATCTCCTTTAAACCATTCTAATTGTTCTTCGGTATATAATAAAGTTTCTCTATCCGTTTGATCCCAATCTAATATTTTTACAGCTTCCATATTAAAATATTTCATGACATCACTTTCTTTAGTTGTATTAAACATATTAACCGCAACATCCCAATGTTTGGGGTCCATCATTATTCTTAAAGAACAATAACAATTATCAACGGATACCTTAATTTTATCTAAAACCTTATTCTTATCTCCATACTGTGGGTGATATGTGAATACTATATAATTAACGTAGTTAGATAATTCAGAATAATATTCCATATTACGAGTACCATTTGTGGTAAGTCCAACAGTACTACCTCTTTCGTGTATCATTTTACACAGGTCTAAAAGAAATGGTGACATTGTTGGTTCACCACCAGCAATTGACACATGTATTTTTGGGTATCTAACAAACAATTCATCGAAGAATGCTTTAACCGCCTCCCAAGTATACCCGTGATTATGTCCACTATGTAAAGCGGGGACACAATATGCACATTTATTTGAACATATCGTATTAATTACCCACGTTACTTGTAAAACATCGGGATGATTGTTTACCACTTCTTTTATTTTTTTTCTCATTATTCGTAGATTTTTATTTCTTTAATTCCATTAACTTGGGAAAATACCTCTCTATTCCATCTAGTCTTACAACTTTCATCTCCTAATGCCCACGCTACGGATGGTCCTGATGGTGTGAACCATTTAGAAACGTCCGATTCAATTGCTAACATAGAATCGTCAATAATTATTCTTCCCAATTTATATCTACCTAATGATAATTTGTGCATATCATCAATCGGTACTTTCGACTGAACCTCTGGCGAAAGAGATAAATACCAACCATAAAAACTCTCACGAATAGTATTGGTCATGTCAGGACCAAAATTCATCCATGTTTCTGGTGCAAATCTAATTTGTGGTCTAACTTCATCACGTGCAATAACCTCCCAATCATTTTCAGGCGCTATTGATAGATAGTCTTTTCCTAATGTATTATAACCACAATATAATCCACCCCATTCAAATCTATCTTCTAAAAATAACTTATCAATTTCAGTCACTGGTTCGTGTAAACCTGCAGGTAAGAAATCATATAAACAACTAAAATTTGGGAATTTGTGATGTGATCCATGTATGGCAGTTTCGATCATGTGAATAAATTCATTTAAAGATAAAAACTTATCGTGTAATTCATATGACCACTTTTCTTTAGTTTGTAATTCTACGATTCTATCACCATACACTTCAAATTCTTCATGAAGATAGTTTAAAATAACACTATCTAATTGGTTGAAATCTGTGAACGTTGGTAGAACTTTATCATAGTGTTCATTAATAAAAACTAACACTCCGTTAATTTGTTCCATTAAATAACCAATGTTATTCATTTCATTGTTGGTTATTCTGGCCTTAATTTCCATTTCTTTTTCTAAAGATTGTTTTGTCATAGATACCCATCTATCAACGACCGGATTTTGGTCATATAGATTATACGATACTGGTAATGTACCTCCGTCTTTTGTTGTAAATACAACTTTTAATACTGCCTTTGCCATAATTAAAATAATTTAAATAATTCCTCGAAGGTTTTTTTATGATTTAGATTTCTATATAAATCTATTTTTATTAGGTATTCATCAAATTCCTTCATAAGTGATGAATTATCTTCTGAGTTCATTAAGTTAATCATTTCTGAAAAATTCCAAACATTTAGAATGTCTTTTTTTGATTCAACATAATCAGTTAACTTTTTAGTTATTACCTCTTTAACATGTTTGGGTAATATTTTTGTTGATAGATAATTTGGTCCCCACAATACTCCAGTGTGGAATATGGTTTCATGTTTCTTTCTTACAATTATCTTTTTATAATTTTGTGAATCCAACCAATCTGCAAATTCAGGTAAGTAATATATGTTTAATGCTTGTACCGTATATAATATTTTAAAACTCATATTATCAGATGCATTATCATCATACCTTCTTAAATTGTTTTCAATAACGCTAAAGTTTGATGGGTATCTAACATATTCCGTTACCTTATCAATACCGTCGATGGATAAAAATAACTCAACCTTTTTAAAGTGTTTCCATAACTCCATTAATTCTGGATCGTAGATAGTTGCATTTGTGTGATAGTTAACTTGTATATTACCGGCATGTCCTCTCTTAACCATCTCTTTAATCATCTCTTTATGTTCCTTGATTAAAAGAGGTTCACCACCTGCAAATATCATCAACCTCATATTACCACAACTCTCGTAGAAGTCCTCTAAAAATTCTTGTCTTTTATACCACTCAAAATTATCAAGATTAATTGTTGATTTATGTTTCCAATCCCACTTAGCATTGGTTTCAAGTTCATTAGATAACTTCTTAGCCTCATTTAACCACTTAGAACTATCTTGTGGTCTACACATTACACATGCCAAATTACACGTGTTACCCAATCTAAAATCTAACGTATATAAATCATTATCTATTGTACCATCGTCATGTGTGTTTCTTACAATTTCATCAACAAGTTCTTTAGTTAATAAATCGTCCCATAGTCTATTTTCATTATTTCTGTGACTCTTAACTCCCACTTCTTCTTCTTTCCAACAAACATCACATCCTGTAAACTTTTCACCATTTAGTAAAGCTAATCTAGCTTCTTTAAAGTAATCACTATTCTTAGCATCATTAATTGTGCTATGATTTAAATTAACCCCTGTGTTTGGTGATGATACACAACAAAGCAATGCCGTTCCGTCAGTATATGTTGCGGTATGTACCCACGGTAAAACACAAAAAGTTTCACTATTATTTCTGTCCTTGTTTTGCATAATGTGCATTTAAATGTTCATTTAATTCAACACAAACATCTTCAAATGTTTGTTTTCTATTCTTATCTAATATTTTAGTATATGATAAGAAATTTTCTAAGTATAAATCGGAACCAGGTATTCTATCTTCCTTTAATAAATTGACAATTGCATATGTACTATTTTTGGTCATGTCATGTGATTCCACTTTATGTTTATTATTTTTTATATATGTTTCAAGTTTTAATCTAGCGGCATCTTTAATTTCCTGTGGTAAAATTTTAATATCCAAATATTTTGGATGGGTGTCTATTAGAAAATCAATAAAAATATTTCTATCATATCTTTCGTTAACATCAGCAACATAGTCTATGATTTTATCTATATCAAATATATTGTATAATTGAACGACTGGTGAAGCCCCTAAATGTATATTTTTCATCGAAGCTAACTTCTCAAAATTAGTACTTATTTTCTCCCAATGTGATGGATATCTAATATAATTGTTCATATCACCGAATCCGTCTAAACTTGCGTTTATATCAACTCTATCAAATTTAGACAATACATTAGTAAATTTTTCAGTTACGTTTGAACAGTTAGTGTTGAAGAACATTACAATATCTTTTCTACCTTCTTCAATACACTTCTCCATGAAATAATAGTTATTCTCAATAAGTGTTGGTTCTCCACCTGTCATGTAAACTTTCTTAAGTGTGGGTATCATAGATTCAACCTGACTCCACAATAAATCACTCTCGAACCACGTATCTTGATTCTTTAAGTGAACTGGACTACCTCCATATTCTGACTTATAAACTCTTTGATATTCTTCGTCTTTTTCCCATAAATCAAAGTGTTCTTTAGCTATTGCACTTGAACTGTAAGGATTACACATTCTACATCTAAAGTTACAAAGGTTACCTAATCTAAGGTCTAAATAAACAGGACTAGACTCAATTACTCCGTCATTTTCCATTGCCTCTTTAACCAACGCATCCATTTTATCCGCACCAATTCTCCAAATCCATTCTTTGGTCATCATGTCTCTATAACCCTCCCTACCTATTTTATTTTGAAGGTCGCATTTCATACATGCGTCTACCTGTTCGCCCGCAATCATTTTTCTTCGTACTTCTTTTACCGTATCTGAATTCCAAGCATCTAAAAGAGTTGATGTTGAGGCGTGTAATGTTTTTCCATCGGTTTGTAAATCGGTATTATTTGCACCCCCTTCAGCAATACAACAATATTTAAATTTACCGTCACTATTTACCATCGTACTAACGAATGGCATAGCACAAAATGTTTTTGATTTTTCCATATGTTCCCTATTAATATATACAATTTAGTTGATTAAATCAACACTAATTATCCGTGATTTTTATCATGTAATCGGGAAAAAACCCAAATTCCGTAAGAATATATTTGTAAGCCGGTAGGTTTTCCTCAATCAACTCATTAACAATACGTTTTCTATTGTTTATCTCATATCTGGACCCCGTAAAATGTATACAATCACCACTAACCATATCATCCCAACAATAGTATGGTTCTACGTCATTTCTATATATTTGAGTCTTTAATAAAAATTGGTCAAGAAACATGACCATCAACGAAATCTTATTTAAACCTACGTAATTTTCAATATAAAAATCCCATATTTTCTTATATGCATCAACCATTAAATTTGATTTTTTACCACCGAATATTGATACATTTATTGAGTAGTCTTTATCTAAAATTTGTAAAACATCATGATGTCCACCAACCTCTTCGATAACTCTATCTAAAGTTGGTAGGTAGGTTGGGACATAAGCTGGTTCAGTTAAAAACTCTTTAAATGAGAAGACTAAATTTTCTTCTTTTATTTTATCAAAAAGTTCTTTACTGTATATGATAAAATCATGATCTAAATTGATAAATGGTTCAGTTTGTAATGTCGTTACATATATTTTATATATGTTATTTCTGTGACAATATTTGTAATCTTGGTTTTTTATGTAGACGTTTTCGTCTTTAATTTCTACAAATTCATCAAATAAATTTAGTGGTTCTATATAACCATAGAACTCTTTTGTTGAATAAAAAATTAATCTATCAGATTCAGATTTAAATCTCTTAACTTTACTAACACTTAAAATCATTAGAATTACGTCAATAAGATAAAATTCAGAATCTAATTTCTTATCGTCCTCTTTTGGAACATATGTATAAATAAAATTCATTATATTACTTTTAAAAAGTTATTAAAAAATTCTTTAGTTGATTTATCCTCAATTAACGTTTTAAAATTATGAATCAATATATCCTCCATTTCCAATAAGGTTTGATTAATTTTTTGGTCGTCCCATTTTGATATTTCCATTAGTATCTCAACTATTTTTTCAAATCTATTTTGGTAATATAATTCATCGTAACTTTCATCCCACCATTTATCAAATGTTTTAAACCCATACTCTTTCAATTTTTTTAAACTATTCCTATTTCCGATTATAATAAACGGCTGTAATGAAAATATTGGTTTTATTATTTTCTCGGAAAAAAATAACAAATCTTCGCTGGTTAGAGTTTCAGTAACAATATTACAAAATGTTTTATTTTGTGCATCTAAATTAATATGTATTGATTGTTCATCAACGTGTGATGGTGTATCATATAAATAATCATTTTGACCGTTATAAGAATCTATAAAATTATATAATCTATCACTACCATATTTGTAATTAGTACCAATAAATCTTCTAATTGATTCTCTAAAGTCTTGACCGTGGATTAGACTTTCGTTACCTAAAGTAATAATTGTTTTTTCTTTTAATATGGGGTTTGTTAATATCTCAGCAAAAATTGATACTCGATGGTCGTGAGGTTTTCTATTAAAACATAAAAAATGTTTTTCTTTTGGTGTTTCTTTTTGTTTTCTTAGATTTTCATTTAATATTCCATTATAAAAATCTTCAGAAAATTCTCTATGAAAATTATGAGTATGAAACCAAAGTCTATGGAAAAAATAATTGAATTTGATTATTGTAAAATTATCTTCAATAATCTTATCTACAATGTACCTGTTTTTTATTTCTTCCGAAACCAAGTTTGAAGATACGAATATAAAATTATCCTTATTTAACCCGTTTTTAGTTGAAAAGTCTGATAACCATTTATAACAATATTCATACATAAACCATGGTTCGGTTATGTAGAATAAAACAATCTTACATTTATTTAATCTAACCTGATTTAATACATTATCGGGTAAAATAATACTTAATTTATTTAAAAATAAATCATTGTTCCATATTAATAATGGATAAATAAATGACTCCCCTCTATCTATGTAATTTTCAACTAAGTCTTGATTAAATTCATATAAATCATTATTTAAATGAAAACATATTGATTTTTCTTTTGATTCTAAAGTTTCAAGGTTGTCAAATCCAAAATTTATCATAGTATAAACTCTTTTGGTACTAGTTCTAAAAAATGTGAGTATTTTGAATTATCAAAAATAATCCCATCGTTATTTGTCATTTTAAAATCGTATAGACATAAGATATCATCATAATAAGATTTCATAGGTAAATCATAAAATTCATTGTTAACGAGTTTTAATATATTTTCTATTGAATTATTTTTTATGGTTATTGAAAAATGTTCAATATTAATTTCTGAATAACATCTATCTTTTTTGTCTTTCGCTCCGGGATTTAAACACCCTAAATAAATTGGTGAGTTCGTATATTCTTTAATAAACAAATCACCACTATATTCATACTTTGAAACAATATCAGAATTACAGTAAATTGTAATTTTACCTTTGTTTTTAACCACTAAAATATTAACCCCATCATTTATTAATTTTGAGTTAACTTTATCAATAATGATACAATGAAATTCAATATCGTTTTTACTATTTGCGGTTCTAAATTCAAAAACTAAAGAATCAATGGAGTAATCAAAATTTAATCCAAAATTTTGACCAGATTTACCATAAATTCCGGCCTTTGTATCTTTTTTAAATCCATCTTCAATTTTAAATTTACACATTATTAAAAAATCTTCCTCATAAATAAAATTACAAAGTTCGTTTGAATTAACTTTGTTAAATGGTGTTATAAACACTAATTGACTTTTATCTAACTCATCTAACTCCCATTTATATTTTGCCCAATATGGTTTTTTATATTCGATTTTCACTTTATCTATTAATTTATATTTTCAATGAAATTAGTTAGTTCAGGAAAGTACTTAAAACAATCTAAATTTCTTCTTATCTGATATTGTGTTATAAATTCTTTGAAATTTTTTAAATCTGTAAAGAATTTATCATTCTTATCTTTTAATTTAATGTTTGATTGACTAATATAATACTCCTTTAATCTTGTAATTTTTTCAATCTCTTTTAATGAAAACCCCACATCATTTACTGATTGTGGTTGATTAAAATTAAGACTTCTATATGTTGAATTAAATTTCATATACTTTTCAAACCTATTAAAATAGTCTTCATTAATATATCCAGATAGTAATGTGAAACTTAAAAAATTTGGATACCTTAGATATGATGTATCTAAAATAATTGAGGAGTTCCAATATCTTTGGGTGTTATAGTATTTAACTTTTAATTCATATATTTTTTTAATTAACTTCTCATATGAGAATACACTAAAAATATTAAATGTTGACATCACCACAACAGTAACCTTATCTAATTTATGAAGAATTTTTTCTATATTAGAAATTAAATTGTTAAAGTTCAAACCATGTCTAATATATTCCGCTTGTTCGCCATATGTGTCACATGATGTGTAAATAATACATTCTTTAATTCTATCTTCTTTAATAATTCTATCTACCTTTTCAATTAATTTATCAATTAAAACATCATCGACACCCAAATTACTGTTGATTGATAATTTAAGATTTCTATTCGGGGTTTCCGATTCTAATATATTATCTAATACCCCCCAAAAATCTTTTGATAATAATGGTTCTCCTCCAGTTATTCTGAAAGTATCTAAATTATTATAAAGTTTTGGCCACCATTCCCAAAAAGCATCAACATATGGGTTTAGTTCTGAATGTTTGTATGGTTTTGTTTTATTATTTTCAATTTCATCTAATCCATTGAATTCCATTGATGGTAATTTGTATCCACCATATTTGTTAATTTCTTCCATCCATTTAGATGAATATAAGGGACCACAATAAGCACATTTAAAATTACATACGTTTGAAAAACTTACCTCTACGTATTTTGGTATATAATCTTCTCTCCAATGTAATTTACTAATATCTTCAAAGTGAGGTTCGGACCATGGTTCCGCCGATTTAAATATCCTATCTGAAAATGATGTTGAGTTGTCTTCGATATTCCAACAATATTGACATTCGGACGGGCGTTTACCCTCCAACATTTCTTTTCTAGCTTGTTTTTTTACCTTACTATTATGTAATGCTGTTGGGTTTCGTTCTAACTCCTCTAAACTTATTTTATGGGGTGCTGGATGGTGGCAAGAATGTGTCATTCCGTTGTGTAAGTGCATGGTGACCTGAGTCCATTTTGCTAAACAGAATCCACAACCAATTTTATCCAACTTTATTTTAGTTTCGTTAAAATTCATTATTTCATTTTGACATTTATGAATTTGGTATTAGGGTACAACGTATCGTCGACACTATCAATATCTAAAACATCTAAAATTTTGTTTAGTCCATCTTCTTTATAGTTTATCTTACCTTGTTGCATTTCGGTAACAAATCGTTTTTCATTTCTAGCCGTTGTTTCTCCTTTGGCCCATTTCCCGTTCATGAAACCTTCATCTACGTGCGGTAAACAATAAAAACTACCCTCTCTTCTATATGGAATAATATTTTCGATTATTTCAATATCTTCGATTGATAAATTAACATTTTGATTAATAATATGTTCACCATTCATATCCATATCTAAAACAATATTTTCCGTATTTTCGTAAACATCATTTATATTGTTAAAAAACTTATTATATATTTTAAAGTCAGATATCTTACCTTTGAATCTTGTATTAACATGAGGACAAAATCCTAATATAAATGGTCTAATTGCGTCATGTGTTTTTAGTTGTTCTCTAATTGGAAATGGTATATTTTGTTTTAATCCATTCATTTGAGATATCAATTCGTCATTAACATAGAAGTACGTATTTTGTTCTTCTGAATTGTAACTCAACGTGACTTGTGTCCACATCCCCTCAAATCTTTTTACCCAATTATAATGTCGCATATTTGTTCTATCAAATACAGTCATTGTTACCGCTCTTGAATTGTTAAACGATAATCCCCACGTCCAACTTCCATCTTTTCTCAATAAAGGATATTCAACGAATTGTTTGTTTTCATCCCCCACTAACCAAATTGGTACCTTATCCTCTTGTTGGTCGGCACTAAACGTCAATGTTATTGTGTGGTCATTATGTAAACATGAACTAATTTCTCTATTTGTTGGTACATATATTGCGGAATTATCTCCATTAAAGGTTGCAATTAACTTATCTTTTTCTGTTTTTATAATTCTACCTGTAGTTAAACCTTCAAAATAACATCTCCAAAATAAATCATCATCTTCTTGTCCCCAGTCCCAATATTCATTTGAATAACCGTTTGTTCTATATGCCTGTTCTTTACTAAACAAAACAACCCCACCAAAGTATTGATCATAACCCAACCCATAATTATATTTTGATAATTTAGTTGCAATATGTATTGGTGTTTCTTCGGGATATGAATAATCACCTAATATTTGACCTTCTTCACCATAGGTTAACATATCAACATCATGCCAAGCGATATAATCACACCCGTCTTCAAATGCATAATATGATGCAATGTTTTTCATTGCCCCACGATTAAATAGTTTATCGTCTATCTGATGTCCCACATAGAACGTATGGTCAATTCCTTGATTTGTTAAATGTGTTGAGAGGTGTGGGATTAACCTATCAATGTGCTCCTTTCTATTTCTGTATGGTATACAGATTCCTAATTTATAACTCATATTCCTACTACAATATGTTTTTGATTATCGGCATGTGAGTAACTATGTTCTTTATATACACAATTACTTAAACCATCGTCTTTTATATTTTTATGTCCTTTTGATACTTCATTATGAAATCTCATTTGGTTATATCTAGTTGTGATGTTTTTCCATCCTCCATTAACATAACCGTTTTCTTCGTGTGGTATAAGTTCGAATGTACATTCTTTTTTAAAGGGAACGTCAATTAATTTAACCTCATCGAATGAATAACCAACCATTTCACAATTAACAATTTCCCCATTATTTTCATTACCGGATAAATCAATTAACTTATAATCTTTAATAAATTTAGCATCATAATAGACTTTTAAATCATGTGATGATTGGTATTCTCCAAAATTTTGAGTTAGTCCAAAAAATTTATTTTTAGATATTTCCTCAATTTCTTTTTCGTTTAATATTTTAGAAAATGCCGAAAATGAACTTATTAATCCTTTAAAATATTTTTCATCTTTCTCCCTATCGGGGTTACCAACACCTAAGTAAAAATTTTCTACTTTTCTATAATCATACGTCCTTCCGGTATATGTGGCATTTGAAACAAGAATACCATCTTGGTACATTTTAATTTCTTTTTTGTCGAAATCTATTGTAACGGCAATATTTGTTTTGTAATTCTTTTTAATGTCAGAATTGATGTATATGATATTTTTTTTATAATCATACATTTCAAAATTATATCTTGAGTATGAACTATAGTTTATTGATAAATCAAATCCAGGTATTGTAAAAACAGAAAAAGAATCATCATATGTTTCATGATTACATGTAAGTTCGTCCGGATAAAAGGTAATAAAAATTGTAACGGGGGTTTTATTATCTATAATATTTTTACCCTTCACATATGCATTTTCTCCATTAAACTTTAATGCTGCAGTATTCCCACCCATTTGTGGAATTTCTTTTTTATTTAATGGTATACTACATATTTGACATCTATATAACATATCATCATCCTCATATCCCCACCCCCAATATTCGTTTGAGTATCCGTTTATTTTTTCAAAAAGTTCAATGGGGAATAAAGTAACACCACTAAAATATTGATCGTGTGAAACTTTTTTAATGCCTCCAACTGTTTTAAAATTACTTGCTAATAATAATGGTATTTCTGAATATGAATAATCAACATCTAAAGGTAACATATCAACGTCATGAAAAACAACGTAATTACATTTTAATTTTTTGGCGTAGATAAAACCTATGTTTAATAATTTACCCCTATTAAACATTTTAGCATCGTCTTGTTCGACAACAATCAATTCAAAATCAATTCCTTTAGAACTTAGATATTCTATCAGTGTTTTTTTAAATTCAATAAGTTGTTCATATCTATCCCTATAAGGTATTATGATACCTAACTTATTTTTTGCCATTTTTATTTAATGTTACTTTTTCTTCTTTTGAAATTTGATTAACTTGCTTTTCAACTTCCCATCTATGCCATTCATGTAAATAAAATTGAAGTCTATCACCCCATTCGTCCTTATTAATTTCTTCAAACCAAATGGTTAATGCGTCCATTGAATTAGCAATTTTTTCTAATGCCTTTACTTTACGTTGTTCTAAAAGTAATTGTTCCGTTTTTTCTTCTTTTTCTGTCATATTGATATGATTTTTTTAATTAATTTATTCCATTGTTTATATCTTTTAAATTCAGGTTCCCCGTATGAATGTTCAATCATAAAATCTTTATGACTAACATCGATTTTAAATTTACTTTTTCTTAGATTAAGGTACATTGTTGCATATTCATTTGAGTGTGCGTATTCTTGTTTTATATCTGCAACTTGTTTAATCCTATCAATACAAGTTTTATCCCACTTGAAGTGGTGTACTTGCACATATTCATTTGGATTAATTAGTGGGTGGTTCCATCCTTGCCATTTCCAAGTTGTTTGTCCATCAATTTTAGCATAATGTTGACCTGATGTAATTTCAACATATCCTTTCATCACGCATATCTTATTGGGACATGCCTTACTCATTGGGTGTCTAAAAAATCCCATAACAGGAAATTGTTCAAATATCGGTTTATCTTCTTTTATTTCAGAGAACTTTCCATCTTCACCTATTCTATCAATGAATCCACCTCTCACAACGTCCCATCCATTCTCATCACAATTACTAATTAATTTTCTTAAATCATCTTCAGGATATAAATGGAATTCATCAATATCAGCAACCACCCACCAATCATTTGGTTGTGTATTTTTAACAAAATTATATAATTGTGTAACTTTTTCCCAATCGAAAACTCTATTATTAATAACCTTGATAATTTTTACATTATCATGATTATTAATTATTTCCTTAATCTCATCACCTAATGATGGATACATGTCGGTTTCATAAACAGCTATGTTTATTTCATCAACATATTTTTTATAATGATTAATAAAATGTGGTAGTAAATTTGTTCCGTGACCTATAACTGTAACTAAACGAATCATTTTTTCTTATTAATAATGGTTATACCACTTGATGATGGTTTATCCATTAATATACGAAAATTATGTAAATTAATCAAATTATAGTTAGGATTTTTTTCAAGTTCCTTAACAAATATTGCTGGACCATCAAACTTATGGTGGTCTTTTTTTGAATCTTCGGTAACGATTAACGTTTCCTCATAGTTCTCATCTGTATCATGTATAATGATTATACCATTATCTGACATTATCTTTGAATATAATTCAAAATCGGTTTTAATTCCTTCATATGAGTGATCACCATCAATGAATAGTACATCTATTTTAATATCTTGTCTAACAAAAAAGTCATAATACGCGTCGACAGAAGTCGATTTAATAAACCTCGGATAAAAATTTGTCCGATAGAATGATTCTTCATTATCCAAATCATTTGGGCCGCCAACACCATTACAAGCGTCAACGACATAGCTAGTACCAATGTCACCCCAGTTATAGTCTCCATTTCCTTCAAATATGTTTTGTTTATGTAAATCAATTCTTGCTTGCGTCATGATTCTTGGAATGAACCCTCCTCCTGACCCTATACAGACGCAAATTTTAGCTCTCATGTGTTGGATGATAGAATATACCAAAAGTCCGTCACCCATGTGTAAATCGGTTGCACCGTGTGTCCAACGATATGGTACCGGTTCATCACCATTGTTGGTAATATTCTTTTTTATGAAATCATCATTCGTTATCATCTCATCCAATTTGGCCACAAATGTCGTGGTGTGTGTCTTCTACTTATACTTATCATCTTACCTTCTAATAATTTATACAATTCGGTATCTCTTTGTACATTCATATTAGCTGATTTGCAACTTATTTGTATTGATATTCCTTCTCCCGCTCCACTTACTTCTTTTTTCAATGGAAGGTCCGAATATTCTTTTACTACTTGTAATTTTTCATAATAATAATAAAATGAATCCATATCAAACCCATCTTTATTGATTACCAAAAAGTATTCCCACATTGTTTCAAAATTAAAAAATGGTGGATACAATTTAGATGCGTAATCAACATATGTTTTCCATTCAGGATTGGTTTCATTCACCAAGTCTTTTACAAATTCTTTCTTTGCATTATGATTTAATAAGGTATCAATATATGATACACCTTTCTTAAAATTATATGTTTTTAATGATTCTAAAAATGTGTAATCGGTGACGTGTGTGTCCGCATCAAGTAATATGCAGATGTCATGATTTTTTAAGATGTATTTTGGTAATATCATCTTATCTGAATATGATTTTAAATGTCTATCATATTGAATTACAGTTACTTCTGTAAATTCTTCAGGTTTATCTGTCAGTACATACACAGATAAACCCACCTTCAATAATTCTTTGATTTTTTCTTTGGCTCCTCTATAATAATAGTCTTCACCAAAACAAAATATTCCAAATCCTATATTATTCATGTGACTAATATAAGAAAAAAAATTAAGATTGTGGAGTATTTCTTTCTAAAATTAACTCATCATAGAATAATTTAGCGGATAAATCATTTTCAAATGTTCTTCTTTCTCTTTCCCCATTTTCATTTATGAAATCCACCCACCAATAACCATAATTGGTGTTATCCATATCCATATTTATAAATCTTCTATTCATATTATGTAGTTAATCCTGTTACGTA